ATGTTGAAGGGTTATTTTGTGAAAGGAATCAAACCGTTTTTAGTGCTGCGATACTCGTTGATCGAAAATAAGCAGGGTGCGTTGGTTCCAAAGCCCTTACCGAGCCCCAAAGGAGCGGTTGTCGTTTCTGCTCTTCAGGACGATGGTCGTGAATTTGTAAAGAATAAAGTTCGTTATAGTTTCGTGGGGTTTTCTTATGTTGATCCCATGGCTGATGAATTTCCTAAGGGAAGATTTTTGGTAGGCAAAACGGCTAAGCACAAAATAACAAAAGTGGGCGACAAGATACCCGGTGATATTGTTCCTCATGATGCCGATGATTGGGTTCCCGTTATTACCGTGGTCGATATTGTTGATCAATATGTTTTTGTACAGCACGACTGGCGTTTCGGTACGGAGGAACAGATTGCGAACGCTATCCATACTGGGCTTAAGGATGCTGTGCTTGACGAGTTCAATTATTCAATTTTCATAGAGCCAAAGACCATTAGGGGTGAGTTTTGGAATGTAATCAATTCCCATAAAAAGGTGTATGAGATCGAGTTGGAGCTTATATCTCCAAATATTCTGGAAACGAACATCAAGGCTCGTGATGCTCTGAAGGCAATGAAAGAACTTTTTGGCCAAGATGAGGTCAAGATTACACTGAGCAATGAGTACGGTGATCTAAAGGTTCCGCCATCGCCAATTGAAGATTATGTGGATTATATCGAGGAGGGTGAGGGTAAGTGGAGTGTTACAACTGAAGACGAGCATCATGGTAAGAAAGTCCATAAAAGTATATCTGCTATAGTTAAGATTGACTTGAACGTTCCTTCAGATGATGTGTTAATACATGAGGGGCAGCTAGAGCTGGAAACTGGGCAGCCTGCACCGGGTCGGTCTGATAGTGATGCCCGGATGGTAGCTGATGTTTATTCTGCTATAGGTGAGTTGTTGAGGCGTTAGTATGCTCCGGCTGCTATTTGTTTTTGTTACATCATTCGGTCTTTCTTTTCTGTCGTTGTGGGGGACGGAGGGAGAGGTGAGTCCGATATTTAGCAACGTTAATCCGGTGTTATTCGTTTTGGGTGCATTGTTTGGGGCTCTTTCGCTTGCATTTTTTAACTACGTCGAAGGAGTTATGAAGGATGTTCCAAAGAAGTTGAAGCTGCAAAGACCACAAGCTTACGCGTTGGTTATTGGCGCTTTGACGGATTTGAAGCACGAAGTTATCGTTAATGTCTTTTTGGTTGTTGTTTTGTTGATAGTTGCGTTTGTCGTTGGTGCCGTCGGTGAGATGGCGTTTATGCAGAAGTTAGAGTTGTCGAAATATTGGGTGTGGGGTGCCTTGTCTGTTCGCGGTGCTTGTCTGTTGAGTGTTCTTGTCGTGGTGTTTGTTCAGTTGGCAGGGTTCGTGACGGCAAACAAGTTGCGGGCAGAAATTTCTATGTACGGTGAGTAGGGTCTTGTAAGTTTTTATAGCCTAAAAAGGCGAGTCTTATATTTAGTCTCGCCCGTGTTAGGGTTAGGCCGCTCTTCCCATCAAATTATTTTGCTCCTTTGTCGCTTTTTCTCGTTGGCGATCAATATAGTCGGAAAGGTCCTTCAGGTGGATGCCCAGCCCGGCCTTCTGGCTATTGGCTCCCAGGCGCACCACCGGAATATCGATCTCACCGGCCAAGCGCTTCTGTTTGAATTTTTCCACGGTTAAATTCATGTAATCGGCACACACGCGATCCAGGGGGATAACCGCTTGACCGTTGTACTGGGCCATTAACAGAAAAAGGGTGTTCATGCGGCCTCCTGGTTATCGTTTGTCAGAGAGTAATTTGAATGCGCTCGCAGCCACGACTGGCACCTGTCCGTTGCCAATGGCCTTAAGTCGGTCCACCCGATGGGCCACCCCATCAGCCACTCGGCCCACTCCGGGTTCAGATGACCACCATGCAATGCCATCACGGCGTGATCTAGGCGATCGTTGGATCGGTCGGCTCCCGATCGGCGAATCAGAGCTGCTGGTGAGGAGCCCTTCGACATGCTCGCCACGGGGGTTGGCCAACGCCTGCCGGGAGTCTTCTGCGATGAGCCAGATCCGATCTCGCTGGTGGGGCGCTCCGAAGTCAGCCGCTCCGATAACACCCCATCGCGCGTCATACCCCATTTCGGCAAGGTCACCGAGTACCACGGCAAGTCCTCTTCCCACAAGCAATGGTGAGTTCTCCAGCTCAACGTAGCGTGGTCGTACTTCATCGGTAATTCGTGCCATCTGTCGCCACAGTCCGGAGCGGGCTCCTGCGATGCCAAGACCGTTGCCTGCGGCCGAGATGTCCTGGCAAGGAAATCCTCCCGAAACCACGTCAACAAGGCCTCGCCATGGTCGGCCGTCAAAACTGCACACGTCAGACCAAATCGGGAAAGCCGGGAGCAGTCCATCGATTTGTCGTTGCGCCAGAATTTGTGCGGCGTAGGCATCACGCTCAACGGCGCAGACGGTACGCCAGCCGAGGAGGTGGCCACCGAGTATTCCGCCGCCAGCGCCTGCGAAAAGAGCCAGCTCATTCACGGGGCCTCCAACAAAAGACGTTTAGACCCCTGGGCAAGCTGCGCGGGCGGGCGGTTCTGAGCGATTAGCGTGGCATCAGAAGTGGCTGCTTCGCGCAGCTTTTTGTGGGGTATACGTGCCTCGGCAGTGGCGCTGAGAGGGGCAATAATGCCTGCTGCTGCGCAGCAGAGACTGATTGTTTCAGTTGTGTCGACACCAGTGGTGTTGCGGAGCAAAGCGGTCGATGTTTGGGTGGTGTTCTGGTCCATTTTCATGCCGCTTTCCTCCGGTGTTCGATAGCGAGTTGGTCCATCAGGCGCTGGTGAAACGTGAGCCGGGCTTCGGTGGCGGACCACGGACGGATGGTTTCTGCCGTGGGTTCGATGTCTATCAGGCAATCCCAGATGGCCGGGTCGGCGGGCATCAGGTCGCGGCGTTCAGTTGCCAAGGCGACAAGATCGGCGTGGTGGACAGAAGCTGGTAGTTTTGGGTCGAGGTTGAAGCGGGTGCAGATGCGTTCCCAAATCCATTGCTCGACGTCTTGGTACGCATGCATCCATTGCTTCAGCGGTTGCACCATGTCGCCGATGTAGGCCTCGGCCGCGTCGTGGAGAAGGGCCGCCAACTTGTCCTGTTCGGGCACCAGGTCTGCGACCATGCAGCTGTGTTGCGCCACGCTGTAGAATTCACGAGTGTGGCCATTGAAACGGCACAAGTGCGCCAGCGAATGGGCGATGTCACGTGGGTCGATTAAATCGGCATCTGGTTCGTACAGGTCAAAGCGCTTGCCGGTGGCGGTGAGAATCTGGCTCATGCGGCCTCCTTGACAAGGTCCGCCAGTAGCAAGGCGTTTTTGGTGTCTTTGTTCAGTCTGCGCAGGGCGTCGTTGCCGATCAGCGTGGACAGCTGTCGGTCGAACTCTTTTCGGAAGCGTGTTGCTTCACGAAGCTCAGTCGAGGCCTTGGTCAGCTGTTGTTCCAGTTCACCGGCCGCTTGAGGTGTGAGGCGTAGGAGGGGGCGGTTCATGCTACGGCCTCCTGCTCTGTTGGTTCCAGCAAGGCGGCCATGGCGAGCGCTTGCTCACGTAGAGCAATAGCGTCTCGTTCTAGTTTTTTACCGGTGCGAAATGCGGCGAATGTCTCAGCGGCGATCCTGAGTTTTTCGGCGATGGCCAGCAGGGTTTGGCGTTCTGGTTCTCCCAGTTTCGAAGCGGCCAGTGCGCGCTCATAATGGATGTACAGTTGCTTGTGGTGATCCCTTGCCTGGTCGAGCGAAAGCTCCAAGTTGCGGACGGTTTGCGAGTTGTCGGATTGCTGAATAGCCATGCCTTCATCGATGCCCTCGACGCGGCCGTCGATCAGGCCGCCGCGATAGCCGGCCCAGTAGGTGAGGCCAACGAGCAGGATAAGAACGATCAGTGCGCAAAGCTGAATTGCGGTCATGTGGTGTGCTCCTAGTTGTTTCGTTTGGCTGGTGGTGGCAGCCGTTGGTGGTTGTCTATTCGTCGTCAGGGTCGGGTGGGTCGGCCAACCCGCACATCAGCTTGGCCTGAAACTGCATGTAACCTTCATCGAGTAAGGCGTCGTAACGCCGGTAGTCGACCGCAAGGAAGCAGCACTCACCGCAAAGGCGGTTCGCTGTTTCCTCCGCTGATAGTGGCGTTCGGCAGTGTCGGCATTGGTTGAGAAGTGACATGTCACGCTTCCGGTTTGCTGGTTGTTGGTCGCGGCATGTCTTCGTCTGCCTTGTAGGCGCGGATGTCAATCAACGCGGCAACGTGTTTGATATGGGCATACCTCAAAGCCTTCACGCTTTCGTCGATGGTCGTCACCGGGAGTTGAATCCGTCCGCTGTTGATTGCTTCCGAAAACGTCTTCTCGTTGAGGTTTCTGAAGTAACGTTCGCGCAACTCTTCAAGAGGGATAAGCACATCGCCAAAGATTTGGTGCAGCATCTCGACGGTGGAGCTGTCCGGTGCGGGAAGTAGTCGCAGCGGTGTTTGGTTGGCATTACTCATGGGCTAGCTCGGCCTCCTTGCGTTTGAGTCGTGATGGGTGATTCCAGGCATTCAGGCAGTGGCGCTTGGTTAGCTCCCGCAGATCTTCAGGCACTTCGAGGAGCGCGGCGTTGCGCTCCTCGCGTGTGCGCATGGCAACGATCTGGCGGGCGTATTCCCTAGGCCACGTCACGGTTGTCGACCGGAATAGCGGGCAGTTCGAGGCCCAGTTGCTCAGCTAGCCAGCGCATGCCGGCTTGCCTGACCTTGGTCGACTGGCTGTATTGCATGCCGGCGGTTTCGTGGTACCAGGTGCCGTCCTTGATCCGCAGGTACTCGTGGTCGCGAACCGGGAATGCCGGCAGGTTGCGGTCGTTGAGAAGGCCTTTCTCACGCATGAGCGCGATCAGCTTGGGTCGGGTGAGGCCGAAGTACTTGGCGGCTTTTTCCAGGCTACGTTCCATCTCGGCCTCCTAGGCTGCATGCGCGGCAGGAGTCGCCACGGCAGCCAAGTGGTTGATGGATTCGGCTACTTGCTCATAGATCTCGGCATCGCTACCGCACACGGTGAAGCACTTTGTGCGCGGACGTTTCACGCCGATGCTCATGATGGTGGTAACGCCTGGGCGCGTTTGGGTGCGATGGATGGCAACGTGGATGGGGAGATCGAAACCCATGTCGAGGCTCAACGCGCCGCCGGTGCGTACAAGCTCGAATACCTGCTGCCGGTGCTCGACATCAAACTGTGCGTATTGGCGGCTAGCGTAGGGGACGCTCAGTAGGTCGGCGGTATCGCTGGGGTCGAAAGGGCCGTTGGCGATCTCTTCGATGAAGTCGGCCAGCTTGAGGTGCATCTTCTTTTCGTTCTGCAAGGTCAGCGTGTGGCGCTCGCTGCCCAGTTCTACGGTGAAGAGGGTGTCAATTGTGCTGCGTTCAACCTTCAGGCTAAACGCCAGTGCTTCGCGCTGTGGCGTCGACCGCAGAGTGTGATTGAACGTCTCGCTCAGATTGACCTGGGCGTTGAGCAGTTGCAGCGTGCGGTTGTCGAGTTTGAACTTGCTCATGCTGCGTAACCTCCGCCGTTCGGATCAAACGGTGCAGGTGCGGCGCGGGCCGCCAGCTTGGGTTTGTGGGGAATGAAAACGCATCCGAGATCGCGCGCTAGGCGGCGAACTTCCATGATGAGGAACGGGTTGGCAGCGGCTGGATGGACGTGCAGGGTGGCTGTGGTGTGCATGGTTTTGCCTCGCTCTGTGGTGGAAGAGTGAGGCAAATATCAACTACAGGTTGATTTATGTCAACTGTCGATTGATTTGTCGGATTGGCGGGCATTTGAGTGCGCGCTTATCATTCGGGCACGAACGCCCCTACGACTTTTCCGCAAATGTGAGTTTCTTCTGTTATGTCAATGATCGGGTATTGCGGATTGATCGGTCTCAAATACTGGCGGCCCGCATCGGCAACCAATACCTTAAACGTAACTTCGTTCGTTCTGGGAACCCTGGCGATTACTCTGTCTCCGGTGTGTGTTTCGACCTCGGGATCGACGAAAATAATACATCCCGCAGGGTAGCTTCGTCCTGGGCCCGGATTTGTCATGGAGTCGCCTAGAACCTTTAAGGCGTAGCCGCTATCGCTTATGGGCACAGGGCAAGATAGCCAGCTATCAGCGTGATACGGCTCAAAATTCGAGATAGCCTCGTTCCATGCACCTGCTTGCACCCATGAAATCAATGGCACCTTCCCGAAGCGCTCAAGCATTCCGCTGACATTGCTCTGATCCCCTACTCGAAGCTGGTGGACGTTGCTTGTACCGTCTTGTTCCTTGGGGAGTACGCCATATTCCAACCATTCGCGGCGCACCTTCAGCCATGAGCAAAGCGCGGTCATGCTATCGGCTTCAGCCATCGCTTCGCCGTTCAGCCATTTGCTTATCGCTTGAGTCGTTTTGACTACGCCAACATGTTTCAGTTGTTTGTGGATGTCCACGCCACGACCTCGGCTACGAATACCGGCATCGTCTAGGGCTTCATGTAAGCGCTTGCTGAAAGCTGCGCGCAACTCGTTTTTATCAACCATGGGTTGAGGGTTACATGAACCTTGCGCAAAAGTCAGTTGATCTATAATATCAACTCCGAGTTGATAAATGGAGGTTGCCATGCTGCAGCCCGCTGATTTTCCGAACGCTATTGCGTTCGCTTTCGAAGCTGTTGGGGGTATCGGTGCTGCTGCAAAGGCTTGCGGAAGAAGCTATCAAGCATTGAACAAATGGCGATTAGCCGGGTGCTTGCCCCGTACTGACTATACCGGCGAAACCAACTATGCAGAGTGTCTAGCTATCGCTGCAGAGCAGAATGGAAACCCATTCGAAGCGTCTTGGTTGCTTGAGGCGGCAGCACCACAGAAACCAAAACTCAGTTAGAAAATAGGCGGCCCAAGGGCCGCCCAGTTCCTCCCGGCACACACCACCACAGTGCTGTCGGGTCGCAATAAAGGTGGGCGGGCACACCACATGCAAAACCGCCAATCTTTATCGCGTTGCCAAGGCACGGATGCCTTGGGTTGCTGCCTTTTCCACCACAGATAGGGCAGCTGTTGCGCCAGAGGTAAACGACGGATCGTTTGCCTCGGCACGGTGCCGGTGTCGATCTTGAGGATCTAGCCGGCGTTTGGGCCCTTTCAAGCCACGCGGCAAATGTATCACCACTGCATGTCGCGCGGCACTGGCAACTTTCAAGGATTAATGCCATGAGCCGAATCGCTCTAAGTTCAGTCGACCGGGCACAGCGGGAAATATTGCCGCTCGATCTCGCGCTTTACCATGCTGCACGAGATTACCCAGGCGGCGCCGCCGCCATCGCCGCCACCACCGGCCGTAACCCAACCACGCTGCAGCACAAGTTGTCACCCACCCATCCCACGCACACCATAAACATCCAAGAGTTCGGGGAAATCCTGGAGCTGACGAAGGATCGCCGGATCCTCGATGCGGTACACGCGTTGGTGGGGGATACGATCTGGCAGGACTTGTCCGAGGCGTACGCTCACGACATGCCAGAAACATTGACCACTGGCATTGCCGCATACTTTCGACAGGTCGCCGATCTGGCTGATACGTGGGCCAAAAGCATCGGCGATGGCGTTGTGACGGATCGCGAACTGGCCGAGATTCGCCTGCAGGTGTTTCGCGGGATTCAAGGGCTTCTGGGGATGTTCAACCGCGCCACGTACGTCAATCAGGAAACGCGGGGTGCTGATCATGGCTGATATTGCTGACTTTGCGAATGACCTGGTGCAGGAGCGACTTGATCAAGCCCTCGCTGCACGTAACGCCGCCAAACCTGTGTTGGTGGCGCATTCTTTCCTGTTTTGCGTAAGTTGCGACGATCCTATCCCAGAGGCTCGCCGACTTGCCCTGTCGGGTTGCGATCTGTGTGTTGTTTGTCAGTCCGTTGTTGAATCGCGGGAGGCCCGCCATGCTCGATGAGGTTCTAGGGCAATTCGCAGACTACGGACTCGAACCTGAGCAGCCGTTGGTATTCGGCAAACTGACCCGCTGCAAAACCTCCCAGGACAAGGGCAAGGAAAAAAACGGTTGGTATGTGGTCCATGAGCACCGAACTGAAAAAAACGAAACACTGATCTTCGGCAGTTTCGGTGACTGGCGCTCCGGTGAGACCCAGAAAATCAAGGTCAAGGCCGGGCGTATGAGTCCCGAAGAGCGCGAAGTCATGCGCGCTCGTCAGGAGGAGGCAAGGCGCAAGGCTGCTGATATCGCAGCCAACGCTGCACGGCGTGCGGCCAACCGGGCTGCAGGTCTGTTCAAGCGCATGCCTGAGAAGGGCAAGAGCGCCTATCTGGATCGAAAGCAAATCGTCGGCTTCAAGGTCCGCTATGCGCCTCGTACCGGCGCATTTTTAGTGCCTATGTGCAACGTGCGAGATCAGATCGTTGGCCTGCAGGTAATCTTCCCGGCAAAGCAAGAAGACACTGGGCGCGACAAGGCCTACTGGCCCGCCGGCATGTCGAAGGAAGGCGCGTTCCATCTGATTGGCCCGCACCCTGAACCAGGGGAGCCGGTGCTGGTATGTGAGGGCTACGCCACGGGCGCTAGCCTGCACATGGCGACGTCGCTGACGGTCGCTATCGCATTCGATGCGGGCAACCTGCTACCGGTCTCCAAGGCCATGCGCGAGCGTTTCCCCGGTTGTCCGTTGATCCTCTGCCGGGACGATGACTGGAAAACCAAACGCCCCAATGGTGAGCCTTGGAACCCTGGTGAAGAAAAGGCCAACAACGCCGGGTTGATCGTCGGTGGCCAAGTGGTCGCTCCTGTCTTCTCGGGCGAGCGAGAGGTCAAGTGGACCGACTTCAACGACTTGCATATTGCCGAAGGCTTGGAAGCTGTCCGCCGTCAGGTGTTAGCGGTGGTCAAACCTCCTGCAGCTGGTGGTTGGAAGGATCAACTGGCCCGCACCGAAAACGGCTCCCTGATTGCACACATGCAGAATGTTGAATTGATCTTAGGCAATGACGAGCGCTGGGCCGGTGTGATCGGTTACAGCGTGTTCAGCTCTAAGATCGTCAAGCTACGGTCCGCACCCTTTGGCGGTGGTGCCGGCGATTGGGCCGACATCGATGACATGCGGGTGATGAAATGGCTCGCGCAGCAGTACAACCTCCGGGTCAAGGCGTCCCATGTGATTGAGGCGGTCAGCGTGGTTGCCCACGACCATTCGTTTCACCCGGTGCGCGAGTACCTGGAGAAGCTGGAGTGGGACCGTATCCCTCGGCTGGAAACTTGGCTGACCGACGTGTTGGGTGTCCAGGCCAGCGAGTACTCGGCCAAGGTCGGCAAGCGCTGGCCGATCTCGGCGGTGGCTCGGGTGATGCGCCCGGGCTGCAAGGCCGACTCGGTGATGATTCTCGAAGGTGGGCAGGGCGAAGGTAAGTCCACCGCCATGGGCATTCTTGGCGGCGAGTGGTTCATGGATACGCCGTTTGCCCTTGGCGACAAGGACAGTTTTCAGGCGATACGCGGCAAGTGGATTGTCGAACTGGGGGAACTGGACAGCTTCAACAAGGCCGAGAGCACCAAGGCCAAGCAGTTCTTTTCGGCCTCCACCGACACCTATCGCGAGAGCTACGGCCGCAGAACGAACGACGTGCCACGCCAGTGTGTGTTCGTGGGTACCACCAACCAAGAGGAATATCTGAAAGACGCCACCGGCAACCGCCGTTACTGGCCGGTGTTCTGCAACAAGGTCGATCTGGAGCAACTGCGTGAGATCCGCGACCAGCTGTGGGCCGAGGCAGTGTTCTGTTTTGAGGCTGGCGATATCTGGTGGGTGACGAAGGACGAGTCATGGATGTTCGCCGAGGCACAGGACGAGCGCTTTGTGGTGGACGAGTGGGAAGGGCCAATCCTGACCTGGTTGGAAGAATCGCAGATTGGCGAGACCGCTACCGGCAACGAAATTCTGACCCAGGCTCTCAAACTGGACTTCGGGCATTGGGGCAAGCCTGAACAGATGCGAGTCGGTGCGATCATGCACCGGCTGGGCTGGCGTAAGAAGCGTATGCCGGCGTTGGCGAAAAGCGGTGTCCGCCAGTGGGCCTATCAGAAGCCCACAACGTGGGGGCGAGCGTCTGCATTACAGCAGGCGGTGGTAGAGGAGCCTTGCTTTGATTAAGCGAATCGATGAAATGCTCAAGCTCTGGGCGCAGGACCTGCATTCGCCGACTCCTGAAACTTATGGTGGTGCGAGTGGCGGCAACATGATTGCCATGTTGATGGAGTGCAAGGGCGAGCTGATACGTGGCACGCGGGGGAGTCGGGTGCTGTTAGACGAGTCGGCGGATATTGAGCTGATCGTCAACAAGCATCTGCCGGCGCAGCTGTCGGTGGTGGTGTGGGAGCACTACTGCAATCACGAAAGCTTCCTGTCGCAGAAATACACCCACTGCGGTTGCAGCCGCGATACCTACTATCAGCGTCTGCACGAAGCACACCTGCACATCGCTGGTCTATTGATGGGGAAGGCTGCATGACCCCAGGCATCACTCCGCATGACTTTGTCCTACTGTCCGGCCTTGTCCGACTGCCATTTAAGGTGGTTGGACAAGTACAGGCCGCGCCATTGCCGGGCTGTCCTACTGTCCAACCTTTGCCCGCACCATGCACACGTAAGCATAGCGGGCACGTAGTCGCGCCCATGGCGCGCACGCGTGCTTTTAACTTTCTCTCTATACACAAGGAAAAGTTAAGCAAGGTAGGACAGTAGGGCAGAGCCCCGAATTTAGGCGCTTGTAGCTGTCCTACTTCGACTTAAGATAGTGGGACAAGTAGGACCGGGCACCAGAAGCAATAGCCGAATGAATGCGTTGTCCCTCCGTTGTACCCGCGTTATACCCGTGTTGCACCCGTATTGATCCATGGCATTAAAACTCGCTTGCTGCCACCGGAATCCACCTGTAAAAAGTACCCATCTTCGATAGGTGCGACCGCAGAGAGCGGCAGGCACCCCACACCAAACCCGGCCATTGCGCCGGGTTTTTGCGTTTATGGAGTAGGGCGATGACGAACGAGCAGCAAGCGCTGGCAGAGATGCCCATCTGGTTAGTGATCGTCCTGGCCTTGGTTGGCGGCGTGTCGGGCGAGATGTGGCGGGCGGACAAGGACGGGGCGCGGGGCTGGGTATTGTTGCGCCGATTGGCGCTGCGGTCGGGTGCCTGCATTGCCTGCGGGGTGTCCGCGATGATGTTGATGATCGCTGCCGGCATGTCGATCTGGGCGGCGGGCAGCTTGGGTTGCCTGACCGCGATGGCCGGCGCCGATGTAGCAATCGGGTTGTACGAGCGCTGGGCGGCGAAGCGGCTGGGCGTCTGCGAAGTGCCACCCGCCGGCAGCGAAAAGGGGTGAGGTCTCCCTCCCGGGTCGCCGAAAATCGCCGGGGACCCTGGGGTAATCCGGTGGGTACGGGGTCGCAAACCCGCGGCTTTTCGTTAGTGGCTGGGTTTGAAAGTTAGTTGACCTCAGTTGACTGGTTGACCAGTTGACCGGGCTTGGAAATAGGAGGCTACATGGCGTTTCTGACACGTAAGGAATACGGCGAGCTGAAGGGCTGGTCCAAGCAGCACATCAGTAAATTGATACTCAATAATCGGTTGGTGTTGGATGAGGCAGGGCTGATCGATGTTGATGCCAGCGAGCAATTCCTGGCGATGACGCGTGACCCCAGCAAGGTCGGAGTGAGTGTCCGTCACGCTCATGATAAGCAACGCACGGCTTTCGTTGCCCCAGTACTTTCGTCGCAGCCCGATCAAGTTTCGCAGCCGGTCATTCCAGATTATCAACGCTCTCGTGCGCGACGTGAACATGCCCAGGCAGAGCAGATTGAAAGCCAAGTACGCAAAGAGAACGGTTCTTTGGTTGAGGCTGAAGTCGTTGATAAAGCCGCCTTCGAGGCCGGTCGCATGCTGCGTGATCTCCTCCTCGGCATGCCCCCGCAGATCGCGTCGGAATTGGTTGCGATGACCGATCCCTGGGAAATCGAGAAACACCTGACGGCGGCGATTCGTAGAACCCTCGAAGACGCTGAACGTATGTCTGCCAGCGATCTTTCCCGAGCACTATCCACAAAGAGCTGACTCTTATGCACTTCCCATACGCAGACGGAGCAGAGGTTTACCGTGTTGCGTATTTTCGTGGCTTGCGCCCCGATCCAGATCTTTGGGTCGATGAATGGGCGGATGAATACATGCGAATTCCGCGTAGTGTCGGTGCCGCTGAGCCGGGCCAGTACCGAACCTCTCGAACGCCGTATGCTCGTGAGCCCATGCGCTGTCTATCTCCGGCTCACCCGTGTAAGCGAGTGGTCACCATGGTGGCTTCGCAACTGATGAAAACGCAGATCGCGCTGAACTGGATCGGTGCGTTGATTCACATGTCTCCATCGAACATTTTGACGCTGCTGCCCACGCTCAAACTGGCTTCACGCGTTTCGTCACGAATCAGCAAAACGATAGATGCGACGCCGGTTCTACGTGAAAGGGTGGCTGCGCCACGCTCGCGTGATGCGAAGAACACCCAGGACACCAAAGAGTTTGAGGGCGGTACGCTTTACGCGGTGACTGCTGGCTCAGCGGCCAACTTGGCTGAACTGGCCGCTCGTTTTATCTATGGCGATGAGATCGACCGTTGGGAGGTCGATGTGGGCAACGAAGGTGACCCGGTGAAACTGGCCGAGATCCGGGGGAGTACGTTTGGTAGGAAGGCCAAGTTTTACTTCTCCAGCTCCCCGACCCTTAAAGGTGCATCGCGCATCGCCGATCTTTTCGCCATGAGCGACCAGCGTTACTACTACGTCCCATGTCCTCATTGTCAGCATATGCAAGTGCTGGAGTGGGAAAACCTCAAGTACACCGAGGACTACAGCCGGATTGAATACCTGTGCAGTGGCCCTGATTGTGGAGCGCTGATTGAAGAGCACCACAAGGGTGAAATGCTCGCCAAAGGCGAATGGCGTTCGCATGCTGAAGGGGATGGTGAAACCGTAGGTTTTCATCTCAATGCACTTTATGCACCGCTGGGTTGGACGAGTTGGTTGTCGATGGCCAAGGATTACGACGAAGCTGTTATCAAACAGGCCAGTGGTGACCTCGAAGCAATGCAGGTGTTTTTCAACACTCGGCTCGCAAAGGTTTGGGACAGTACTCAAGAGCAGACCAAGGCTAGTGTGTTGCAGGCTCGTGCACTGCAAGAAGATTACGTGTTGGGCTCTGTGCCTAGCGGAGCATTGATGCTCACGGCATCCGTCGATGTCCAAGCCAACCGGCTTGAGTTCATGGTCATGGGCTGGGGTGTCGGGATGGAGCGTTGGATCATCGACCACCAGGTGATCATGGGTAATCCTTCGGATGAACAGACTTGGTCTGCGCTGGATGAAAAACTGAAGGCGCGTTATTGGCATCCCTGTGGGGTTGGATTGACGATTCTGGCGACCGCCGTCGACACGGGTGGCCACCACACCAATGATGTTTATCAGTTTTGCCGCGTCCGCCGCTGGCGCAATGTCTTCGCTATCAAGGGCGCAAGCAAGCCCGGAAAACCTCCGATTGCCCAACGGCCTTCGATGGTCGACGTGACTTGGCGAGGCCAGACCGAACGTAATGGTGCCGAGTTGTGGTTCGTCGGTACCGACACGGCGAAGGATTGGATTTACAACCGATACCCGTTCGAATCCGGGCCGGGTGCATTGCACTTTGCCAAAGATCTGCCGGAAGACTTTTTTGCCCAATGCGTGGCCGAGCGCCGAATTACTCGCTATGTGAAAAATAAGCCGGTTACCGAATGGATCAAAGGTAAGTCTGAGCGCAACGAAGCATTGGACCTGATGGTGTATTGCCTAGCGATGGCGCACTACCTGGGGCTGGATCGATACAAGGAACGCGATTGGGATCGTGTGGCTCAGGCACTAGCGCAATCTGAGTTGTTTACCGACAAAGTCAGCTCCAGCAGTTCTGTCGAAGTTCAGGAAGTTGAAACCACTGATGCGCGTCCAGCGCTCAAGTCAGCTTCACAGCCTACCGCTCCGGGCGTGCCATCGCGACCGGCAGCACCCCCACGCCGCAGTTCCAGCAGCGGTTACCTGAAGAGACGCTGATATGTCATTTACCCAAAAGCACCTCGACGCGGTTGAGGGGGCTATCGCTCGCGGTGAAAAAACCGTGCGCTATGGTGACCGCACCGTGGAATATCGATCCATCGACGAGCTGCTCAAAGCTCGCGACGAAATCCGCACCTCGCTGGTGAACTCAGCCGGACCGCGCTCCCGCGTCGTTCGGCTTTGCCACGGGGGTAAAGGACTCTAATGGCCCGCTATCCGACGCTAACCCGTAACGGATTCGTGTTGCCGTCGAACATCAAGGCCAGTTACGAAGGCGCCGGAGAGGGCCGCCGATCCACTGGCTGGGATGCGCCGGACAACGGGATCAACAGCATCAACACCCCGGCGCTGCGCAATCTGCGCTCACGGTCGAGGGCGGCGGTTCGCAATGACCCGTATGCCTACAACGTGATCGACAAGCGCGTCAGCAACTTGATCGGTACCGGCATCACACCGCGACCGAAAACCGACGACGAAGCCCTGCGCAAATTGCTGCAGGAGCTCTGGGATGACTGGGTTGATGAATCGGACGCCGACGAGCGCACCGACTTCAACGGTCAGCAGGCGCTGGTGGCCCGCACGGTGGAAACCTCGGGCGAATGTTTTGTGCGATTGCGTCCGCGGGGCCTGGACGAAGGCCTTGCGGTGCCGCTGCAGCTGCAAATCCTGGCGCCAGAGTTCGTGCCGCATGACAAGTTCGAGACCACCCGCGACGGCAACTTCATCCGGGCCGGCATCGAATTCACTCCCGGCGGCAAGCGCGTGGCGTACTGGATGTACCTGGCGCATCCACGCGATGCCTCGTCGCTGAGTGCGGGTTACAACCAGCTGGTGCGGGTACCGGCGGCCCAGGTACTGCACATCTTCGAACCGGTCGAACCGGGCCAGTTGCGCGGCGTACCGCGCTTGTCGCCGGTGTTGAAGCGCCTGCGCAGTCTCGACAATTACGACGACGCGGTGCTGTTCCGGCAGGAAGTGGCCAACCTGTTTGCCGGCTTTATCAGCCGGCCAGCGCCGGACTCCGGCCCTGTGCCGAGGGATCCGGTTACCGGCCAACCGCTGAGCCTGGACCGCGACGGTTTCACGCCGATGGTGGCACTGGAGCCCGGCACCATGCAGGAGCTGGGGCCGGGTGAAGAGGTCGAGTTCTCCAAGCCGCCGGACGCCGGCAACAACTATCCCGACTTCATGCGGCAGCAATTGATGGCGGCTGCAGCGGGGACTGGGACGCCATACGAAATCCTCACCGGCGACATGCGCGAGGTCAACGACCGGGCGCTGCGGGTCGTGCTCAACGAGTTTCGGCGGCGTCTGGAACAACTGCAGTTCAGCGTGTACGTGCATCAGCTGTGCCGTCCGGTCCGGGCGGCCTGGATGGACATGGCGGTGCTGTCAGGTGTCCTCAGGCTGGATGACTACGCCCAGCGACGCCGTGAGTACCTGCGCACCCGTTGGGTACCGCAAGGCTGGGCCTACATACAGCCAGTGCAGGACGTGCAGGCACGGCGAATGGAAGTGCAGGCCGGCTTCGCTTCACGCAGTGAGATGGTCCTGCGCACCGGTTACGACGCTGAAACGGTTGACGCAGAAAACGCCGCCGATCTGGCCCGGGCCACAACCCTTGGCCTCAATTACACCACTCTTGAAGCGTTCGTCCCCGTCGACGACAAGGAGCAACCATGAGCAAGAAGGCGCGGCCACGCGTTTATAACCGGGCGGGCAAGCGCGTACCGGTGCAGGACAAAACCTGGTATGCGCTGCAAGCCAGCGGCGAGGCTGCCGAGCGGGTCATCGAAGTGTTTGTCTACGGCGAGATCGGCGGCTGGGGTATTACCGCGAATCAGTTTGTGCAGGACTTACGCGCTATGGACGACGGCGTTTCGCCGGTGATCGCTGCGTTCAACAGCATCGGTGGCGACCTGTTCGACGGGCTGGCGATGCACAACGCGTTGTCGCGTTTGGGTGAGCGCTGTACCGGTCGCATCGACGCATTGGCGGCCAGTGCCGCCAGCGTGGCGGTGTGCGGCGCAAACCGCGTCGTGATCGCGTCCAACGCCATGCTGATGATCCACAACCCGTGGACCTACGCCGCCGGTGATGCCGAAGACTTCCGCAAGGTGGCCGATGTCCTCGATCAGACGATGGAGGCCATCATTGCGGCCTACAAGGCCAAGGCGCCGGACATCGATGAGGAGGAGTTGCGGCGTCTGGTCGCTGCTGAAACCTGGTTGACCGCCAGTGAAGCGGTGGCCCTGGGGCTGGCCGATGAAGTCGGTGACGGTGTCAAGGTGAAGGCTTGTCTCGGGCAGGGTGCCGTGCTGCAGCGTTACCAGCACACGCCGGCCGAACTACTGGCTCAGTTCGACGAGCCACCCGAGCCGGATCCCGAGTTAGAGCCGGAAGATCCACCACTGACTCCGCCCGTGATCGATTCGGCCAAGTTGGCCCTGATGATCACTCAGCGATGCGCCGAGTCAGGCATCAGTAACCTGATCGAACCACTGCTCAGTTCCACCCGGCTTGAAAGCGAAGAGATCGTCCAGGCTGGCCTGACGCGTGCCAAGGCCGTGAACGACCTTTGTGTGGCTGCGCGCTTACCCGAGTTCAGTGTCGAGTATGTCGCGGCGGGACTGGACGTTGCGGCGGTTCGAGCGCGTCTGTTCGACAAGATCGTCAGCAGCGGCAAGGGCTTCGAAATTGACAACAGCTTGCCACTGAACAATGACCCGGCACCGCAGGTGCAGGCCAAACAACCTGATCCCACTTCGATCTGGGCCGCTCGACAAGCCGCTCAATCTGGAACTGCGCACGGCGCGAAAGGAGCAAGAGCATGACCATCAAAAAAGAACCGATCCACGCCGGTGAGTTTCTGCTGTCCGAAGGGGCCGGGAACATCTCGCGTGAAGCGATCAACGTCGCTGCCGGTCCTGCGCTGGAACCGGGTCAGATCCTCGGCCTGGTAACGGCCACCGGCGAGTTCGCACCGTACGCTCCGGACGCAGAAGACGGCAGCGAGACCGCCGTCGCCATTCTCTTCGGCCCATTGGGTGAGTCGGATGTGGTACGCCGGGGGCGTGCGGTGGTGCGGTTGGCGGAAGTCAGCGAAGCCCATCTGACCGGGTTGGATCTGGACGCTGAAAAGGCGCTGGCCACTCATTTCCTGATCGTTCGCTAAGTCGATCACCCAACTTTATCCACCCCGCTTTGTGCGGGGTTTTTCATTTCTGGAGAGTACCCATGGCCGAGATCGCCATTTTTGACGACGAAGCGTTCACTGTTACCGCGCTGACCGCCGCACTCAACGACCAACCCTATCTGCCGGGCCGCATCAGTGCTCTGGGCCTGTTCCGTGAGGAAGGCATCACCACCCTGACCGTGCAGATCGAAAAGGACGGCGACACTCTGGCGCTGGTGCCTGCCGGTGAGCGAGGTAGTTCTGGTCTGGTAGTCGCGGCCAGCAAGCGCAACCTGATCCCGTTCAACACCGTGCACCTGCCGGAGCGCTTCACAATCAAGGCCGACGAGATCCAGGGCATTCGTGCCTTCGGTACTCGCACCGAGTTGCAGGCGGTACAGGACGTGGTCAACGCCCGCCTGGCCAAAGCGCGTCGTCAGCTGGATGCCACGCATGAATTCCAGCGCATGGGCGCACTCAACGGTTTGATTCTCGATGCGGATGGTCACACCCCGTTGTTGAACCTTTACGATCGCTTCGGCGTGCAGCGTCAAACCTTGCCCATGGGCTTGGCGGATCAGAACACCGAGCTGCGGGTTAAGTGCGGCGAAGCGTTGGACATGCAGGAGGACGCGCTCGGTAGCGTCACCAGCACCAGTTCCCGTGCCTTCTGCGGCAAAAACTTCTGGAACAAGCTGATCGTTCATAAGTCGGTCAAAGAGACCTACCTCAACAGCCAGCAGGCTGCTGCTTTGCGTGGTGATGCCCGGGAGAGCTTCGAGTTCGGCGGCATTATCTGGGAGCGCTACCGTGGCAAGGTGGCCGGTGTCTCGTTTGTCCACGACGACAAGGCGTTGTTGATTCCCGAAGGTGTACCGGACCTGTACATCTCGGTGTTCGCGCCGGCCGATTACATGGAAACGGTCAACACCCAGGGCATTCCGTACTACAGCATGCTGGAGCCGCTGCCCTTCAACAAAGGCGTGGCCGGTGAAGCCCAGTCCAACCCGTTGCACCTGTGCACGCGACCGCGGGCGCAGATCCTCTTGGAGCTTTGACCGTGGCCTTTCGCGACCTGATTGCCGAGGTCGACGCGGTGGTGTTCGAAACGCTGGGCGACAGTGCACGGATCGAGGGGCGCGAACAGCCGGTGCTCGGTATGTTTGCGGCACCCTGGCTGCAGCCGAAGTTCGGCAAGCTCAACACCGGGTTGCGTGAGCCTCGCTTTGAGATTCGGGTCAGCGATTCCCACGGCCTGGAGCAGGGCCTGCTGGTCAGTGTCGATTTACCTGCCCTGGACGGCGGTGGCGATTACGACCTGCTGCAGCTGGAGCCCAGCGGTGACGGTTTGGTTGCCTTGATCTTGAGGATGCGTGCATGAGCGTTGGTAGCTATTACAAGTCCTCGGCCGGCGGTGGGATGGTCACCATCCAGTCGTCGTCGGCGGATCTGCAAGCGTTCCAGGACTTCGCCAAGGTGGTGCCCAAGGCGGCGGCCGCCGCGCATCGCCGCGCGATCAACAAAACGCTGGGCTGGTTGCGCACGCACATCGCCCGGGCGGTCAGTCGACAGGAACGCATCGCCGTCGCGGCGGTGCGTCAACGGTTGCGCAGCTACCCGGTCACCGGCGGGGCCATGAGCGGCAAGCTGTGGTTTGGCTTGAATGCCATCGAGTCCAGTCGAATCGGCCGCGCACGGCAGACGGGCAGCGGTGTGTCGGTGGCCGGGCGTCGTTACCAGGGTGCGTTCCTCAAACAGGTCTACGGCAACAAGCCCGATATCTGGATCCGCACGGCGAGCAAGCATTTCGATGCGGACGACTATCCCGACAGTACGGTGTCCTCAGGGCACGGGCCGAGTTCGGGGTGGGTCGCTGAAAATGGCAGTCGGTTTCCCCTGGCCAAGGCCAAGGTGTCCTTGGAACAGGCGCGTCCCCACTTCGAAAGTTGGGTGCGCAAGGCGAACGAACGTTTGCTGCAGATCCTGCAGCAGGAGCTCAACTTCGAGCTGCAAAAGTACCTGAGGAGTTAGGGTCGTGTCGGAAGAGCCTTTTAGCCTGGATCAGCTTTACCGGGCCATTGAGCAACAACTGCTGGCGGGGTTGCCGGGTGTGTGTGCGGTGACGGCCTGGCCGAATATTAAAGATCGTGTGGCGCTGCCGGCGGTGTTTCTGGAGATGGCCGAGATTGAACCGGGCGTCGATATCGGCACCGGTGAAACGACCTTGGTGTGCAGGTTCGAGGCACGCATCGTCGTCGATCCGATCAAGCCGCACCATCATCAGCAGGCCGTGCAACTGGCCACCCAGCTCGCGGTGATTCTGCGAGCCCAGACCTGGGGGCTGGCGGTTGAACCGGCGGTGTTCATTCAGGCCGGGCAGGATTGGACCCGGCCGGAGCTGGATGGTTACACCGTCTGGTTGGTGGAATGGCATCAGCAGATTTACCTCGGCGCACAACAATGGCCATGGCCGGATGAGCAACCGGGCTCGCTGTGGTTCGGCTTCAACCACGACCCGAAAGAGGCGTTCTTTCCAGCGGATGACGTGCCATGAGTTACGCCCTTGCCGAGCATGACCGCATGATTGCCGCCATGCTGATGCCTTGCGTGGTGGTCGGTGTGGATTTGGCGGCCGCCACTGTTCGGGTGCAGGCCGGTGATTGGGTCAGCGCGTGGGTGCGTTGGCACAGTCTGGCGGCCGGCAAGGCCCGGCACTGGCGGGCGCCGAGCCTGAACGAACAGGGGGTGCTGTTCAATCCCAGCGGCCAGGCCGGCATGGGCACCTTTATCCCAGGGCTCTACGGGGATGCCGGTGGCCAGCCAGATAACCGCGATCACGTCGAAGTCTGGCGTTTCGAGGATGGCGGTTCGCTGGTGTACGACTGGCAGGCCAAGAGCTACGCCATCGCGTTGCCAACAGGAACGGTGGCCATCAAGGTCGGCGGTACCGAAGCCGTGGTCACCGACAGCGCCGTCAACGTGACGAGCGGGAACATAAACCTGGAAGGGGCGGTGACCATCGACGGTCCGTTACACGTCACGCAGGACATCACCAGTGCCGGTTCGATTCTCGACGTCGGCGGCAACAGCAACCACCACACGCATTAATTTCAATCTCCCAACGGCCCGCCATGTGCGGGCTTTTTTACGCCTGGAGCAACCACATGGCCAAGAGCGATACGCCTGTCACCGATTTACCCGCGAGCCCTGATCCGTTGCCGCAGCCGGCATCAGTACCGGTTTCGACGCTGATGAAGTTTCGCGACAAGGTTTACACGTCCCGGCAACTGATCCTGCCGGAGAGCCAGCGCAGCCTGCCGGTGGCGAAGGGCCTGGTCGAGATCGCGGGCTCCGACATCGAGGCGGTCAAGTTTCTGAAAGCCCATGACGAATTCGAACTGCTGAAGGAGTAGCCCAGATGATCGGAATGGATCGCCACACTGGCCAGCCCATTTCCGGCATCGAGCATTTGCGGCAGTCCATCGGGGACATTCTGGGTACGCCACTGGGCAGTCGTCGGCATCGGCCTGCCTACGGCAGCACGCTCCGGCGTTTTGTCGACCTGCCCGTTAACGAGGGCTGGAAAAGCTCCGTGCAGGCAGAAGCCGCCAGGGCCTTGGGGCGCTGGGAGCCGCGTTTGAAGCTGGACCAGGTGCGGGTCATTTCGGTGATCGGCGGACAAATCAATCTGAAAATCGTCGGCAAGTATCAAGGCGACGGCGTGCTGTTGGAGGTAAGCGTATGAGCATCGTTGATCTGTCGTCGCTTCCTGCGCCGAGCGTGCTTGAGGCGTTGGATTTCGAAGCGGTGTATGAGGAAGGCCTGGGGGTCTTCCGCGGCTATATGGGCGACAACTGGAACGCCGCGCTGGAAAGCGATCCGGTGACCAAGGTGCTGGAGGTGGGGGCCTATATCAAGATCGGCAACCGTGCCCGGGTCAACGACGCCGGCAAGGCGCTGTTACTGGCACACGCCATCCGCGATGACCTCGATCACTTGGGGGCCAACGTTAATCTCAAGCGCCTGGTCATTCAGGCCGAGGATCTGCTGGCGGTGCCGCCGGTACCGGAGGTCAGGGAGGAAGATGATCCATTCCGTGAACGTATTCAGTTGGCCTACGAAGGGCTGACCACGGCCGGGCCGCGTAACAGTTACATCCTGCACGCGCGCAATGCGTCGGGCCTGGTCGCGGATGCCACGGCGGAAAGCCCGGCACCGTGCAACGTTACGGTCACGGTACTGAGTTCCGAGGGCAATGGCGTGGCCAGTCCTGAACTGTTGGCCACGGTCCAGGCGGCGCTGAATGACGAGGACGTCAGGCCGGTGGGTGATCGGCTGACCGTGCAAAGCGCGCAGATTATCGACTACCGCATTGATGCCATTTTGCATATGAGCAGTGTCGGGCCTGAGGCTGACGCCAGTCTGGCCGAGGCCAAAATCCGCGTTAACGCCTGGATCAATCCACGCAAGCGGCTCGGGGTCGAAGTGGCGCGTTCGGCGGTGGACGCGCAACTGCATATCGCTGGCGTGTCTCGGGTTGAGCTGGTCGGTTGGGTTGACCTGGCCCCGACCAAGGCGCAGGCGGCGTTCTGCACCGAAGTCACCGTGAATCTGGCGGGCTGACATGAACAGCCTACTGCCACTCAACAGCACACAACTGGAGCGCGCCCTGGAGGCGTCGTTTTACGAAAAAACCATTGTCCCGCTGCGCACGCTCTACAACGCCGATACCTGCCCGGTGCATTTGCTGCCGCACCTGGCCTGGGCCTGGTCGGTCGATCGCTGGGATTACCGGTGGAGCGAGGCGACCAAGCGCGCGGCCATCAAGGCGTCGTATTACATCCATGCCCACAAGGGCACCATCGGCGCCTTGCGCCGAGTGGTCGAGCCCCTGGGCTACCTGATCGAGATTATCGAGTGGTTCAACGCGGTGCCGGAGGGGGTGCCGGGCACCTTCGCGCTCAAGGTGGGCGTGCTGGACACCGGGATCACCGAGGAAATGTATCAGGAGCTGGAGCGCCTGATCGACGACGCCAAGCCGGTGACCCGGCACCTGACAGGGCTGGCGATCAGCCTGGAAAGCCAGGGCGCTTTGAGGCTCCATGCCGCTCTCTACGAGGGCGATGTAATCGACGTGTATCCGCCTGTCCAACGTGACATCGAAGTCAGCGGCGTTATCGGCCGAGGCGGTCGCGACCATACCATTGACACCCTGGATGTATTCTCATGATCGACCAGAATTCGCAGTTTTTAGCCATCCTGACCAACGTGGGTGTCGCCAAGCAGGCCAACGCTGATGCACTAGGCATCCCGTGGAAAATCACTCAGATGGGCGTCGGTGACGCCAATGGCACCGAGCCTCAGCCGTCGGCGGCGCAGACGGCATTGATCAACGAGCGCCGTCGTGCGCCGCTGAATCAACTCAAGGTCGATCCCGTCAACGCGGGGATCATCATCGCCGAGCAGGTTATTCCTGAGGATGTCGGCGGCTTTTGGATTCGCGAAATCGGCCTGTACGACGCGGACAACGATCTGGTAGCGGTGGCCAACTGCGCGCCGTCGTTTAAGCCCTTGCTCGCCCAGGGCTCCGGCCGCACGCAAGTCGTGCGCATTAACCTGATTGTCAGCAATTCGAGCAACGTCGAACTGAAGATTGACCCGAGCGTGGTGCTGGCCACCCGGGCCTATGTCGACGCCAAGGTGCTGGAGGAAGTCTCCAAGCTCGACAGCAAGCAGTCGGTGAGGGTGGCCACCACGGCCAACATCGCGCTGACCGGGTTGCCGACCCTTGACGGTATCGCTCTGGTCGCCGGTGATCGGGTGTTGGTAAAAAACCAGGCGACGGCCAAGGATAACGGCCTGTACGTCGCGGCCGTCGGTGCCTGGGCGCGCGTCGCCGATGCCGATGGCAGCCCCGAGGTCACGTCGGCGTTGTTGGTGTCTGTCGAGCAAGGCGCCACGCAAGCGGACACCAGTTGGCAGTTGGTCACCGATGGCGCGATTGTCCTGGGCACTACGGCCTTGACGTTCCAGAACAGCACTCAGGTATTTATACAGAATGCGTTGGCGGCGCTGGGGCTGGGGGCGAGCACTGGCACGCAGGTAACGGACCTTGATGTGCTTTCGCTGGGTGGACTCTATTACACGGCCACCGGTGCCACGGGTAACCCGACCTCCCCGGCAGTCGGCTACATCGTAATTCACGCTCAAGGGGCGGCGAACGAAGGGTTTCAGCTCTCGACACCACGTTCTACCGTGGCGGCCAACAAGCGCATGATGTTCTGGCGCCAGCGGTTCAACGGTACTTGGGGGGCATGGGAAAGTTCAGCGCAGCTGGATTCCCCAACCTTCACCGGTACGCCATTGGCGCCGACGGCTCCCGATACCAGTAACAGCACGCAGATTGCGACGACTGCGCACGTCCTGGCGCGGCTGGTCACCGCCGGTTTGTACACGCAGAGTTCGGGTGGCCCCAGCGGCAACGACGCGGATACCGTCGGCGCGGCCCAGGTAGAGGCGCGCAGCACCATCAGCACCACGGCCAATGCACCGATGCCGCAGTGGACGAAAATCTTGGCGTTGCCGGTCGATGCGTCCAACGGTGTCCAGTTGTCGCTTGGTGTTCAAGCAGACCGGGCGTTTTACCGTCGGAAATCGGTGGGGGTGTTCCAGCCGTGGCTGGAATTTGCCTTCCTCAACTCGCCTGCTTTCACTGGAAACCCGACGGCGCCAACAGCTACGGCAGGTGATAACGACACATCCATCGCCAGCACGGCCTTCGTGCAGTACGCGGTCAAGGGCGTCGCCAGCATCGCCTTAAACGCCACCGGCGATACCGTGGTAACCGTGGCCCAGGCCGGGGCCGGCATCTTGAGCCTTACCGGCGCCCTGACGGGTAACGTCACCGTAACCCTGCCGGCCGGCGTCACCGGCAGGTGGTTGGTGTTCAACAGCACCACGGGCGCGTTCACCGTCACCGTGCGCAACCCGACCGGGGCTTCGGTGGTCGTGACCCAGTCGAAGACCGCCGAGCTGTACGCCAACGGCTCGCTGGTGATGTTTGCCCACACCGAGCTGAGCAACGTGCTTTTGTCTGGTGTCCCCACCGCACCGACTGCGGCACTGGGCACCAACACCACGCAGATTGCCACTATGGCCGCGCTGCAAGCGGCGCTCAACAACCTGATCAGCTCGGCGCCGGGTGCACTGGACACGCTGAATGAGCTGGCTGTGGCCTTGGGTAATGACCCGAACTTCGCCACCACCATGACCAACCTGTTGGCGACCAAGGCGCCGCTGGCCTCGCCAGCTTTGACCGGCACGCCGACCGCGCCGACGGCGGCGAGGTTTGACGCGACCACCAAAATTGCGACCATGGCCGCCATTGATGCGGTGGGGGCTCAGTACAACGACATTGTGTTCATCAACGGCGCGGGGCTGACCGGTGTGCTGGCGCACGTCGGCGGGGCTGTGCATTTCTCTGGGGCGTCTGGCAACTCCTACAGCCTGCCCAACTCGGTGACGCTCGGTCTTCCGGTTGGTGCAACGGTTCGCATCCATAACTGGGGCGGCAGCGCCATGAGTGTGGGCGCCCAGGGTTCCGACAAGATGCAGGAAGCCACGGGCATCGTCGCATCGGCGACCGCCCGCACGATCCCGTCCGATAGCTATGTCGACTGCATTTTCATCGGGTCGGGCACTTGGCTGATGTTTGGCACCGGCGTGATGGGCAAGACCAGTCTGTTCTCCGCTTCAATGGGAACGAGCGGCTACCAGCGGCTGCCGAGCGGTCTGATTATCCAGTGGGGCGGGACGGCGGCGTATACAAGCGGCGATATGGTGACGACGCTGCCAATCGCATTCCCCAACGCATTCCTCGTGGTGGTGATTAGCCAAGGTTACACGGCAGGTTCGGCGTCTATTGGTTACGCCTCTGCTGGTCCGACATCGCTGGGCACCTTCACCTGGAAGGGCAGCGCGTCGGGCAACGGCGATCAGTACATCGCCATCGGCTACTAACCACGACGACTAAGCGCCTGCACGCCAGGCGCTTCACAGAGAGATTTTAAACATGGCCCTTTATTCCAGCGCGTCGCTGAAGTATTTCCTGGATGACGAATTTGGCCCGCTGCCGCCGGACGCTTACCCGATTACAAAAGAAGAACGTCAGGCTTACGAGGCGGGGGAGCTCGCCGGGAAAGTGATCGACTTTTCGACGGAGCCGCCATCGCTAATCGAGCGGTCGCCACCGAGCTTTGAGGAGCTGGCCACGGCCGAGCGCGCCTGGCGCGATGGCGAGCTGGTGGCGACTGATGGAGTCATCACCCGTCATCGCGATGAGCGCGACATGGGGCGGCCCACAACGCTGACTAACGAGCGGTTCACCGAGCTGCTGAGCTACCGCCAGGCCTTACGCGACTGGCCGGAGAATGGCGAGTTTCCCCTGGTGGATCATCGCCCGATTGCGCCGCCCTGGCTGGCCGAGCAAACCCAATAAACGCCCCGCACTGACGGGGCGTTTTCATTTCCACAGTGCGCAACATCCACACCTAACAGCCTCGCGACCGCGGGGCTTTTCCATTTCTGGAGATTGACCTTTATGAGTGGTTTCTTCCATGGCGTTACGACCTCGCTGATCGACAATGGCGCGCGGACCATTTCGCTGCCGTCGTCGTCAATCATTGGCTTGTGCGACACCTTTACCCCGGGCGTGCTCGGCGGTGGCACGGCCAAGGCCGGCGAGTTGATGTTGATCACCACCGAGCGCGAAGCCATTGCCGCCTTCGGCACAGACTCGGCCATCACCCGTGCGGCGCAGGCGATCTATGCGCGGGCCAAGGCGGTGATCATCGCCGTCGGCGTACCCAAGCTGGAGGATCCGGCGCTGCAAACCTCGGCCATCATCGGTGGTGTGTTGGCCTCCGGGCAGCGGACCGGCCTGCAGGCGCTGCTGGACGGCAAGAGTGTGCACAACGCCCAACCGAAACTGCTGATTGCCCCGGGGCATTCCGCGACCCAGGCCGTGGCCACTGCCATGGACAGCCTGGCCGGCAAGTTGCGCGCCATGGCCATCATCGACGGACCGAACACTACCGATGAAGCGGTGATGGAATACGCCGAGAACTTCGGCAGCAAGCGGATTTTCCTGGTCGATCCGGGCGTGCAGTTCTGGAGCACGGTGGAAAGCGCCACGGTCGACGCGCCGGGCTCGGCCTGGACCGCCGGTCTGTTTGCCTGGACCGATGCCAACTACGGCTACTGGGCGTCGCCGTCGAACAAGGAGTTTGTCGGCATCACCGGCACCACCCGCCCGATTGAGTACCTGGACGGCGACGAGACCTGCCGGGCCAATCTGCTCAATGGCGCGAACATTGCCACGATCATCCGCGACGGTGGCTATCGCCTGTGGGGCAACCGTACCTGTTCCAGCGATCCGAAGTGGGCCTTTGTCACCCGGGTGCGGACCTGCGACATCCTCATGGATGCGATCCAGGCGGGGCACAAATGGGCGGTCGACCGCTCGATCACCAAGACCTACGTCAAGGAAGTGACCGAAGGCCTGGACGCGTTCATGCGCGATCAGAAAAACGCCGGCGCGATCATCAACTTCGAAGTGTTCGCCGACACCGAACTCAACACCGCCAGCCAGATCGAGCAGGGCAAGGTGTATTGGCGCATCCGCTTCACCGACGTGCCGCCAGCGGAAAACCCGAACTTCCTGATCGAAGTCACCAACCAGTGGCTGACCGAAGTCCTCGACGCTTAAGGAGCGCTAGATGATTCCTCAAACCTTGTACAACACCAACCTGTTTGTCGACGGCGTCAACTTTGCCGGTGACGTGCCGAGCCTGACCCTGCCCAAGCTGACTACCAAAACAGATGAGTACCGAGGCGGCGGGATGGCCGGGGCTATCGAGATGGCTCAGGGCCTGGAAAAAATGGAAGCGTCCTTTGTCACCAAGGGCGTGCGCCGCGAGTCGCTCAAGCACTTCGGCCTGGCCGATGGCTCGGCGTTTAACGCATCGTTCCGCGGCGCCTTCCGGGGTCACAAGGGCACGGTCACCGCGGTCGTGGCGACCCTGCGCGGGCTGCTGAAAGAGGTCGACCTCGGTGACTGGAAAGCCGGTGATCCGGCGGAGATCAAACACGCCATCGCGCCGGTGTACTACAAGCTCGAAATCGACGGCCGCGTGATGTACGAAATCGACATGATCGCCGGTGTTCAGGTGATCGATGGCAAAGACCAGCTCGCCGAAGTGCGCTCCGCACTCGGCCTCTAAGGGAATAGAACCGGATGACCATGCAAACTGCAAACAAGCTGCCGGCCTGGCTGTCGATCAACACCGATCGCGCGGTGATTACCCTCTCGCGGCCGAGCGAGGTCAATGGGGTGAAGGTCGATACGTTGGTGCTGCGTGCGCCGCTGGTGCGCGAAGTCCGTGCCGCCGACCGCGCCGCCGGTGACGATGACGAGCTGCGCGAGCTGCAGCTGTTCGCCAGTCTGGCCGAGGCGGGCCTCAAGGATCTGGAGGGCCTGAAGGTGGTGGACTATCGCCGCCTGCAGGCGGCCTATTCGAACCTGGTGCCGCACGCTGACTATTCGAAATCGCTCCCGGCCTGGTTGTCGGTCACCGCCGAAAACGCCGTGATCAGCCTGTCGCGTCCGAGCGAAATCAACGGCGTGCAGATCGACACACTGACCCTGCGCTCGCCCACGGTGCGCGAAGTGCGGGCCGCGGATCGGGCGGCAGGCGGTGACGACGAGCAGCGCGAACTGGAGCTGTTCGCCGAGCTGGCCGGCGCGGCTATCGCCGATCTGGAGGGCCTGAAGGTGGAGGACTACAACCGCCTGCAGGCCGGCTATTTTCGCCTGGAGCAAGACGACGGGGTTTGATCCGGGGGTGATGAAGAGGGTGGCGAAACGTCTCGCGGCGGACACCGGATTTTCCGCCGCCGAGATTCAGTCGATGCCGTTTTCCGAGATGGTGTGGTGGCTCACGGATTGAGCCGCTTCCGGTAATGCTCTGCACAGGGGAGCCATGACATGGCGAACAAACTCTCCCTCGGGTTGTTGATCGGCGGCGCCGTCAGCCCTACGGTCGGCGCCGCGTTCAATGAGGTCACCGGGCGCATCAAGCGCCTGGAAGCGGAAGGCAACAAGGCGCGGGTGCTGCAACGCACCATTGGCGACACCATTCGCCTGCGCGATGAATGGAAAAAGGCCCACGACAGCGGCGCCGCTGGGGCGTCCAAACTGCTGGGCCGCCTGAATTCCAACCTCGACAGCCTGAAGAAACAGGGCATCGAGGTCGGTCGGCTGGAAAAGGCCTACCGCTCTTTGGGCCAAACCGCGAACAAGGCGGAACTCAAGGCCAAGGGTTACCAGCAGATCGATGCCGGCAAGGCCGGGATGAAAAGCACGGTCGGGCAGGCCGTGGCCGGGGTGGCAACGGTGGGTATCGCGACCAAGGTCAGTGCCGACTTCGGGGCTATCGTCCGTGACATCGCGATCAAGGCCGGGATTGCCAACGATCCGAAAGAAAAGCAGGTGTCGCAGAAGATCATCGAGACTTCGCGCGACACCGGCATGGCGCGCAATGACGTTGCCGACGTGGTCAACCAGCTGGTGGGGGCCGGCATGGACCTGGCCAAGGCGCTGGAGTATGCGCCGGTTGCGGCCAAGTTTGCCGTGGGCCAGGGCTCGAACGGCGCCGACACGGCGAAGATGATCAACGCGCTCGGGCAGAACGCCAAGATCACCGACGCCAAACAGATGCAGCAGGCGCTCGAAGCCATTGCCTTTCAGGGACAGGCCGGCAGCTTCGAAGCGGTTGACATGGCCCGCTGGTTCCCCGAGCTGTTGTCGAACATGGGCAACCTGAACATCACCGGCATGGACGCGGTGACGCAGTTGGGTGCGATGCTGCAGGTGCAGATGAAAACCGCCGGCGGTGCCGATGAAGCGGCGAACAATCTCAAAAACTGGATGGGCAAGATCGGTTCGACCGACACCGTGGCGGCCTACAAAAAGGCCGGCATCGACTACAAGGGTTCGATGCAGACCGGTTTGCAGAACGGCCTGTCGACGCTGGAATCGAGCATGGCGTTGGCGCAGAAGTACATCCAGGCCACCGACCCGAAACGGGCGGCATTGATGGCCGAAGCCACGTCGAAGATCAGCCAGGAGGCGGATCCGGAAAAGGCCAAGTCGATGATGGCGTCGCTGGAGGAGGCCTTGCGCACCGGCGACCTGTTTTCCGATATGCAGGTCAAGGCGGCGCTTTCGGCCTACCTGCAGAACAAGGCGCTATACAGCCAGCTGAAAAACGATTCACGCGAAGCCTCGGGCATCCTCGACAAAAACCTGGCCGAGCGGCGCGAATCGTCGTCGCAGAAGTGGGCGGAAATGGCGCAGTCGATGGACGACGCCATGCGCAGCGTTGGTGACGCCTTGCGGCCGGTGACGGATACCGTGGCGGAAGCGCTGACCAAAGTTACCAAGGGCATCACCGCGCTGGCGGACAGTTCGCCCGGTGTGGTCACCGGTATTGCGGCGGTCGGAGGCAGTTTACTCGCGCTGCAGACGGCTGTCAGCTCGTTCAAGATCGGCAAAGGATTGCTCAACCTGGCGCGCGGGACACTGGGCAAAGGCAAGTCCGGCGAGGTGCAGAAGGTCTTTGTCACCAACTCGTTGGAGGGGGATCGGGTCGGTACGGGGGCAGAGCCCAAGGGCAAGACGGGTAAAGCCTTGGCCCTGCTCGAGACTGGGCTGAAGTCGGTCGCGGCCTTCAAGGGTTCGCCCGAGGCCAGCGAAGGCGCTGATGGACAGGAGGGCAAAAAAGCCGGTGGTTTCGATCCGGTGGCGACTGGGCTCAAGGTGGTATCGCTCGCCAAAGAGGTCACCGGCGACGGTGAGGTGCAAGCCGGCCTTGAAGACGGCAGCATCCGGAAGGTGTTTGTGGTGAACGCGGCGGCCATGGGTGGCGGTGGCGGGGGGCCGTTTGAAAGTCGGCGCCGGGGGCGAGGGGCTCCTCGCAATGCCTTGCGACGGCGTCGGATGGCCACGTCGCCACGGCCGAGAGGTCCGACACGTTTACCGGTACCCGTGCCTCGACCGGCAACACCGGTACCGCGACCGCCGATGTTCGTGCCCAGGACACCCGCGCCGGTACCGCTACCTCGGCCGGCTGTTCCCCTGCCGCGTCCACCCGTACCGCTACCGCCAACCGGTGGAGTACTGGCCAAGGTGGCGACTGTAGCGGAAACGGTGGGGAAGGTCGGCAAGGTGGGCAAAGTGATCCCGGGCGGCTCGCTGTTGGAGGCCGGAAGCATGGCCGTTGACACCTACCTGAATGCCGAGACGAAAGATCAAAAGGCCGAGGGTTACGGTGCGGCAGCGGGTTCGCTGGCAGGCACCATGGCCGGCGCCGCCGCCGGGGCGGCCATCGGTTCGGTGGTGCCCATCATCGGTACCGCGATTGGCGGCATGGTCGGTGCGTATCTGGGCAGCATGGGCGGTACCGCACTGGGCGGAGTCGTGGGCAAGTCGTGGTTTGGTGGCGAGGAAGAAAAGCCACCAGCCCCAGCGACACCGTTGCTGATGGCGCCTCGGCCCGGTCCGGTGGTGCCCAGCTTGGCCAGCATGGGACGATCTTTCAACGGGGCGAACGAGCCCGGCGCGCTGCTGATGGCGTCCAGCTCCGCGCCTCCCAGCCCAGCCTTGGGTGATGTCGCCCGCGCACTGGCGACACCGGCACCGGTCAAACCGGCGACGGTGGTGATCCAACCCAAAGAGCCAGAGAAACCGGCACCCACCAAAGTGGATCAGCAGTTCCAGTACTCCCTGAGCATGCCGGTCACGGTGCAAGGCGACGTCAAAGATCCACAGCGCCTGGCTCAGGACTTGATGCCGTACATGCAGCGAATGATGGCTGACGCCGCGAAGCAGAACGCGTCGAGCCAGTTGTTCGATGAACCCCATTTATAAGGAGAGCCCATGGGTTACATGGAGCAATTGCAGGCTGGCCTCAAGTACCTGGTCGAAGCCGGGGAGTCCGGACGCCGTAGTGCGGACGGCATGCTTGGCCCGGTCAATGGTGCGATCCGGGAGATTACCGGCGCCGCGTCCGAGCTGGAAAACATCCCGTTCGTGGGGCCGGCAATTGGCGCCAAGCTGCAGCGGGTGATGCGTGGCGTGGATGCAGCGCAGGCCAAGGTGGGGCAGGTGGTGGCCACTTACGGGCGGGCCACCCGGGCCGCCGCTGAAGTGCAGGAGCGCATGGGGACGTTAAAGGAACAGGCAGGCAAGGCGACGACGGCGATCAACAAGATCGCCGGCCAAGTCAGCCCGTCGTTGGCCAACATCGTGCCTACCAGTGTGTTCGCTACTGATGGCACGCCGGCACCGGAAGCGGTGAAGCCGTTTCCGCACCTGCTGATCATTCAGCCACAGGATCCCAAGGCGCAACCGTACTACTTCAACCTGGACACGGCGGCCTTCGACGAACTGACGCGGTCGACCGAGTTTCGCTGGGCTTCGCAGGAGCGCCTGTCGCGTCGGCCGGCGCAGCAGGCGGTGGGGATCGGTGAAGAGAAAATCACCCTGAAGGGCACGATTTACCCGGGCTTCAAGGGCGGATTGAAGCAGCTCGATACCTTGCGCAGCATTGGCGCTCAACTAAAGCCGTTAACCCTGACTACCGGTTACGGCGATGTCATGGGCACCTGGTGCCTGAAGAACATCACGGAAGAGCAGGGTGCGCTGATGCACGGCGGGATTCCGCGTAAACAAGGATTCACTCTGGAGTTTGTACGCTATGGCGACGACATGCAGAACGTCTGACGGAGATCTGCTGGACACCATCTGCCATGACTTTTATGGCCACCTGACGGGCAGTGTTGAGGCGGTGCTGGATGCCAATCAGGGCCTGGCCGATGAGCCGCAACCCTATCGCGCCGGCGTGGTGATCACGCTGCCGGATCTGGCGACGCCGGTACAGGAACAGGTAACGCTATGGGATTGATGGTCTACACTCCTGCCACTTGATTCCTTCAAGTTCCTTACTTTCATACCCGCCTTGTGCGGGTTTTTTTTTGGAAAAATTCCATGACCCCTAGGTTTCGCATCGTCGCCAATGGCGCCGACATCACGGCCTTGATCAATGATCGGCTGATTCAGCTGCGCACGCTGGACAAGCCCGGGATGGAATCCGATGAGTTTGAATTGCGTATCGATGATCGCGATGGCCAGGTGACGTTGCCGTCACGCGGCAGTGCCATCGAGGTCTACCTCGGCTACGCCGAAACGTCGCTGGCCCGCCTGGGACGTTACGTGGTCGACGAGATTGAGGTCTCGGGACCGCCGGACACACTGGTGATCAAGGGCAAGGCCAGTGACATGCGCGGCACCGGCAAGACCATCCGCAGTGGCAGTTGGGAGAACGTGCCACTGTCGAGCATCGTGACCGACATTGCTGCGCGCAATGGCTGGCAGCCGGGATGTCCGGTGGCCACCAAAGTGATCCGGGCGGATCAGCTCAACGAGTCCGATTTTAATTTCCTCACCCGGCTGGCCAAGCAGTACGACTGCACCGCTAAGGTGGCCGAGGGCAAGCTCTTGGTGATGCCGCGTCAAGGCGGGCAGAGCGCGAGCGGCAAGGCCTTCGGCACCATCACCCTGACGCGTAGCGATGTCAGCCGCTGGCAGTTTCGTCTGGGCGATCGCAATGCTCACAAGGCGGTGGCGACCAAACATCAGGACAAGAAGAACGGGAAGCTGGTGGTGGTCTCCCTGGACAACGACGACGTGCCCGATGGCCTACCAGCAGTGCACACCGACCGGCATATCTACCCCAACAAAACCGCCGCCGAGGCGGCGGCCAAGGCTCGCTTGGCCGCGTTCAATCGCTCCGGTGCCGGTGTGCGTCTGGAAATGCCCGGGCGCACCGACATCTTCGCCGAGCGTTCGATCAATGCCCAGGGCTTCAAGGACGGGCTCGACGGTGAGTACCTGACGGATTCGGTCGAGCAGGTTTATACCCAGTCCGGCTGGTCGACCACGGTGGAGTGCAACGGTGGCAAGCAGGGCAAAGCCAAGGCCAAAGGCAAGAAGAAAAAACAAGCACAAGACCTGAAGGTGGTGCCGCTGAATCAATAGCAGCGTCCTCCGTCATAGAAATAGGAGCAAGCGAATGCCGTTAACTGAGCAACAACTCCAACGCATCATGCCCAACGCCCGCCGCCAAGCGGGCGTTTTTGTATCTGCGCTAAACGCAGCCATGGTCCACCGGCAAATCAACACGCCGAAACGCCAGGCCGCGTTCCTCGCGCAGGTCGGGCACGAATCCGGTCAACTACAGTACGTGCATGAATTGGGCGGTGATCAGTACCTGAGCAAATACGACACAGGCAATCTGGCGGTGAGGCTGGGCAACACCTCTGAAGCGGATGGGGATGGCCAACGCTATCGCGGGCGCGGCCTGATCCAGATCACCGGCCACAGCAACTACCTGCGCTGCAGCCTGGCCCTGTTCGGTGACGAGCGCCTGTTGCGCACCCCTGAGCTGCTCGAACTGCCGCAATGGGCGGCCGAGTCCGCCGCGTGGTTCTGGTGGATACGTGAGCTGAATGCGCTCGCCGATCGGGACGAGTTCGAGGCGATCACCCGCAAGATCAATGGCGGCCTCAATGGCCTGGCGGATCGGCTGCAGCTGTGGGAGCGGGCGAGGGCAGTGTTATGCGTCTCGTCGACCTGATCCCTGCGCCGTATCGAGTGTTGGTAGTCGGCAGCCTACTGGTTGCAATCGCGGGTGGTGCTGCCGCGTTGGCCTGGCAGGTCCAGGCTTGGCGCTACGGTCAGCAACTCGCCGAACAGGCCCGGCTGCACACCGACACTCTCAATCAACTGGCTTTGGCCGCGATTGCGCAGCAGCGAGCCGAACAGGACAAACGTCTGGCCCTGGAGCAGCGGCTGTCCGCCAGCGAACAAACCCATTACCGAGCCCTGAACGATGCCCAACGTGATCAAGGTCGCCTGCGCGACCGCCTTGCCACTGCTGATGTGCGCCTGTCAGTCCTACTCGACGCTGCCGACTCAACCAGCGGCTGCGCAATGTCAGCCACCACCGCCACCGGCAGCGTGGTTCATGGCCCCACAAGAGCCCAACTTGACCCAGCGCATGCTCAACGAATTATCGGCATCACCGATGCCGGCGACCGAGGACTGATTGCCTTGGCGGCCTGTCAGGCCTATGCCAAAGAAGTCTCAACACCGAAGTGAAAAGAGCGACCGGTCTGGATGCGTCAACATCCAGACCGGTCGCCGTCCCTGCAGATTGTCCCTGCAAGTCCAGCCAAGGCTCTTACTCCGTGCACGAAGCGCGGCGAGCCTAGCACCTGTTTATCCATACAGTAAAGATCTTGCTCTCTATGTCTACTCCCATCATCCCTTGGATGGGCGGCAAACGCCGCCTGGCCGACCGTCTCATTCCGCTCTTCCCTCCCCACGAGTGCTACGTCGAAGTCTTTGCCGGCGGTGCGGCGCTGTACTTCATGCGGCCCCAGGCGGCGCCCGTTGAAGTACTCAACGACATCAATGGCGAGCTGGTGACGCTGTACCGCGTCGTGCAGAACCACCTCGAAGAGTTCGTGCGCCAATTCAAATGGGCGCTCAGCTCGCGCCAGGTGTTCGAGTGGCAGAAGATGACCCGCCCCGAAACCCTCACCGACATCCAGCGCGCCGCTCGATTTTTCTACCTGCAGCACCATGCCTTCGCTGGCAAGGTCACCGGGCAGACCTTCGGTACCGCGACCACCGGCCCGGCCATCAATCTGCTGCGGATCGAGGAAAACCTCTCGGCCGCCTGGCAGCGCCTGTCCGGTACCTACGTCGAAAACCTGCCTTGGCTGGAGTGTGCCGAGCGTTACGACCGTGCCCATACCTTCCACTATATGGATCCGCCATACTGGCAGACCGCTGGCTACGGGGTAGATTTTCCTTTCGAAAACTACGAGCGGATGGCTGACTTCATGCGTCGTTGTAAGGGCAAGGTGATGATCAGCATCAACGACCACCCGGATATTCGACGGGTGTTCGATGGATTCCATTTTGAGACTTTGGATATACGCTACAGCAATTCCAATCAGCGCCAAGGGAAAACGGTGGTCAGTGGAGAGTTGGTGATTATGAATTGGGACCCTAATGAGTTGGAGAGCTTATTCTAAGGCTGGTAAAATTTTATCCTGGTTTTTCTAGACTGTTTTGGCTCAAGAAAACCCTAAATGATAGCTCTGCGCTCTGTTTGCGTGGTGGCAAGCTCTTCAATCAATGTCGAATAATTTGGTTGATTTCCAGTACGCTCAACGTACCCAGGTATTCCAGACTTTGGCGGCGACGAAGATCCGGCGCAGTACATTGCCTGGGCCGATGAACAGAGCGCAGAGGCTGGCACATGCTTGATGAGCTCGACGGTCACCCCTACGAGAACGGTGAAGCACATTGCAATGGCTGGGAGCCACAGTCGCCTGGGCCTGAGTGGTTCCTGATGGGGATCTTCGACACGGAAGACGGCCCGTACGTGAACTGGGCGCGGCGCATCAAGCAGTAGGTGACCCATGATCACCCCAATGGCAACACCGCTCTACATGCTCTGGTTCATCTACAAGGGACCACGGTGAAAGTAAGAGCTCACCCCGCCAGTTGCCCGAGGGAGCAGTGTGCGAACATCAATCCCTACGGGGTGAGCTATGAAATATTAGCTCACACAACAGAATGTCGCATCCCTGCTTCAATCTTTCGCCGGTGCGGAGCCACGGCATTGAAGTAAGGATCCACCCTGTCGCGACGGGCTGCGATCGACCTATTGCTGCCTACCACGAAGGGCAACAACCCCTTAGCGGTCATTTGGTAGCGGTGCAACGAGCTGTGATTTTCGCCCCCCCATCGCAGATCGGCAGCTATTATGAAGGGGGTAGGTCCCATCAACCCGGGCATCTTTGGACGTGAGCCATGATTTCTACGCTTGAGCTTCGTCATATCGTTGAATGTGGATTTCAGCCTCTCTCTTGTACCTGCACTGTCAATTCAGATGGATCATTGATGATCAAAGTGTTCGACTCAAGCTCTGGGCGGGTTGATCTACTGGCCACTGCAGTCTCGACCAGCGAATTGACGTCCAGCCGCGCTATTGCAAATTTGATTGGTGAGCTTCGCTCTGAAATGGCAGCGCACCATGCAACGGGCACTGTGGTGTTATCGATATAGCAAAGACTACATCGCCTTGGATGAGGGAGAGTTATCACCATCTGTGAGCGGCAGAAGGGGCATGGCTGGGCCGATAAGGCTTTGGCCCTTACCTCCAGGCTAAATCCGCAGTCGCTTGCCCGGAGCCTGTCACTTGCCACGGTCGTGGAACAGGAGAGCTGCCATGCGTAACGCCATAACCTACACCGCCCTTGCTGTCTTCATCGCTCTTGGAACCGCAACTGCAGGGTTTGCCGAACAGGCCAAGCCCCCCACTGAAGGCAGTTCCGAGGCAACCAAGGGTGAGGACATGCGCCTGATGGATGGCCAGATGCCGATGATAGACATGCAGGAGATGTCCAAGATGATGAAAAACTGCAATGCCATGATGGAGAACATGAACCAACATATGAACAAGGAGGCCCCGAAGGACAGCCACAAGGCGCAATAGTGGATTGGTTCACTCCTACCTCGACATTAGCGATAGTGACGCTGTAGGCAGGGCTACTGGTAGCGATCGGCTGCAAGCCACTTTAAGAGTGAATTCAAATCGCCTCGGCATGCCTCGGTAGCCCTATAGAAATGAGTGCTGCGAGTAGTACGAATGCACTGGATATCCATAAGCACGCGCCCAGTCCATACACCTGATATACCTCGCCGGAGAGCACAGTGCCTACCAGTCGTCCCATGGTGTTCGACATGTAATAGAAACCCACATCCAGCGACACTCTGTTTTCCTTGGCATAGGACACAATCAGGTAGCCGCGGGTGACGCGCAGCATTGAGCACTGGTCAGTTTATCCCAGCTGGATGTTAGTCTACGAAGGCTAGCGGCGGCCTGATGCAGGTTGCAATTGAACATTCGAGCAATGGAGGCTGAAATGGCACGTGCAGTGAAGCTTTTTAATACCTTTGCCCCCGACACCTCGGAGGGGCAGTGGATCAACTTTATGAAGCAACAAGGGATCTCGAAACAGGAAATCGTAGCGGCGGTTAGAGAGCGGACCGGATATCCCGGGGAGCACTTGGAACTCCTCGTAGAGCATGCGCTGGGTGAGCGGCCTCAACAGGACATAGAATTTTTACTGACTCCTCTTAAACCTACCTCGATTAAGAAAATTGAACGACGTCCACGGGGTTACCTGCTCAAAGCCGAAGGCCCGGGTGATGATTCATTTTATGTGCTGCTCGAGTCTGTTGATTTAGATGATGAAAAGGTGGATCGCCTTTTGGATAGCCACCAAGACGAACTGTGTTTTCTTGCTTATAAGAATGCGCATGAAGGTAGCCCGTTTGATACAGGGTTGCGGGAGGACGGTCATGTGGTGGTAGCTGAATCGGGAATCACTTTCCAAGCCATACAGCGATTGCTTGCAAACTAAGATTTGCAACCATCACGAAAAGTCCCCAAGCCCTGCTGTGATTAACAGCAGGGCTTTTTGTTGGGAGTGGCTGCTTTTTTGGGCTCAATGTTTATATTAGCAATCGTGAGGCTTGCCGAAAGCACCAGAAATCTCTGAATCGTGTGCGGCTCAGCGCTGCGAATGCGGGAACGGTTTAGGGCATATTTAGGGCAAACTCAGGGCCGCCACAGGCCGCACCATGCTTCAGAGAGATTGATAAAACGCCGTTTTTTACGGCCTAGAGCGGACCAGAGGGAAGCCTGAAGGGGTTCGAATCCCTATCCACATATCCCACTTTTCGAGATGCGATGGCTGAAGCATTGCTTGAGTATCGCAATACGAAGCAAGACGTTGGGGGCGCTTTGAAGAATGGTGACATTGAGGGGCCGTTATCGGTCTGCTACTAATTTTCACCGGGTTTCATAGGGGATGCCTGTTCTGGTCCGAAGGGGTAGCAAAAGATCGTGCCAATCCGAATGGGATCGATTTGTAAGTACCGTTCAATAGACCCATCTGGGACGAGCGCTTTAACTCTATCAGCCGATTTATGACAATAACGAAGCATTACGTTAGCAATGGTCTCCGTTGATTTATCAGAGGCGTATACCAACTCGAGCCCCTCAGGTAGGTAGTGATTTCCGAAGTAAGGAGTGCGGCCTGCGTTAATCGCGATGTGTGACTTCCTGTCGTGATCAACCACCAAGCCAACACGTTTGGACGCTTGCAATGCGTTTGCAGCGTGTCGGGTTATTGCAAGGTGCCAGCCCAGAGGTTCAGCCACTGCGTTGTGGCCAGGGTCAGCGATGACGTAGCAAGCAACTGGGATAATAGGCACCTCTCCGCTTAACGATTTAAGCTGATCGGGAAGGCAATAAATGGAGCAGACGCTTATTCGGTGACCACGGTGGATGCCGTTAACAGTGTTTGTATCTACAGCTAATAAGTAGTCGAATTGATCCTGTAGATCAGCGAAGCGGCTTTGTGAATGCGAGAAGTCCTTGGCCGGGGCTGAGTAGAGTACTTTCTCATCCGACTTATTCTGTCGCTCATAAGCTACTTGCCTTTGTAGACTGGCGGGATCCATTTCAAGGATGTTTATCTGGCCGCTGGGTTCAAACTGCACGGTGATAGATGAGACTGTTTCAGTAGCCTGTCCGACCACGTATTCAGACCTAGGAAGCGTCTGCTCGGCCTGTCGCTTTCGCTGTCTCCTGCTCGGTTTCTCGCTCACAATGTTCCCCCCCTTAACTCTACGGAAGTGTAGATCATCACGAAGTCGTCGAGGGAGGGTGGCGCGAAGTAAGCTATTCGATCAGGTGGAAATCGTCGCGTGTCCTGGGATCCAGGGTTCCACCTCGGCAGTTTTGCCCACGCATGGGTTTCAGTCCTGGAAGAAACACCAGGCCCTCCGCTTCTAAGGCAAACGACAAGGCTTGCATCGTGACCTGCCGCAATGGTCGCCGATTTTCTTCAAGGTCTCTAATCGCCTTAACTGAAACCCCGGATCGGAATGAGAGTGCCTCTACTGACCAATCCAACATGGCGCGGGCAATGGCGCAGTGGTCTGTCGAGAAGGCTATCGGCAGGTCTTTTATTGAAAAGCCAGCTCCCCATTCGATTCCAGCCTCCCTTAATGCTCTGATCTGCTCCAGGTTGATGATTTTTCCGGGCATCACATGAACCTCCTGATACTGTTTATTCGTACAGTAAATCATGAGGAGGGAGGACGGGGATAGTACGACCTGCTAAAGCTGGACGAATCGCGACGCTACGGAAGATCTACAACCAAGCTTGATCAGCAGGGAAAGGTGGCGTGCAAATAGTGGCGCGGTAATCCGCCGATAGGACGCGAGATGGTCTAAAGCGGGCTGATGATCGTAGAAGTGCAGGTGTCTGTTTTTGATTGTGTGGAGTGTGAGAAAATCAGAAATAGACACCAAGTTGAAGCGGGGAAGGCTGGAGGCCTTGAAATTAGTGGAGCGGGTGAAGGGAATCGAACCCTCGTTATCAGCTTGGGAAACAGAAATTCGAGGTGCCGCTGACCCCAAACCTTAAGGTAGGGGAGAGCGAAGAGATTTTCGATGGCGTCGAACTGGTGCGTCAATATTGGATCGAATTTGCACACTATTCAGAGGACGAAGCTTATCTATTTCGTAGAAGGTTTCGTTGCTTCCAATATTGAGTCATTTTGTTCTATCCAATGCTCGAGACATTCGAACGCCGATGGCGACTCTACATTGTATTCAGCATAAAACACGTATATGCAAGCACGGATGGCATCAAGATGACTACCACCATAGAGCGATGCCCATCGATTGCAGAAAGTAGTGGCATGGCTTTGATCGCCTTCCTGAGAATATCCGAACAACATACCTTCGTAATTGGGATGCGCACTCTCTGAGAGCGCTGCATACCATTTAACAAGACCGGGATAGCGCTTATCCGCTTTCTCGAGAATCGTGAGGATGTTTATAGATTCGTGAGGGGTTGTCTTGTCGCGCGACCCCATCAAAAGCCTTGTGGACTGATCAGAAAATTCATGAAAATTGATCTGTCCGGCAACAACTTTACGCATTGCTTGATTCAGGTGGATAAGGATCGCGATAGTCTCGAATCCGCTTCGAAGTAAGATGCGAGCACCTAGGGAATGAGAGGCGTTATGCAGGTAGTAAGATTGGGCAAGTAAGTCCTGAAGACGCCACGCGACTGACTCTCGCAGGAGTAGGCTTCGCCAAGGTGCCTTCCACTTATGTACAAGTTTATTCCTTGAGAACAGGCCACCCACGTCAATTTCTGAGCATAGATCTGCTTTCCAGTCGGCTAGTGCGTTTGCGATATCCTCCATTGAACTTCCTCCCACTACAGTTCCTATATGCTTAAATTATTTTACTAGTTAGACCTTGTTGCTATTCCATACTGGGATTCCTGGGCCAGATGAGCTTGGAAACTGAAATCCCATATGTGTCACCGAATCGACGACTGCGCAAATGAGTTCGACGGCATGCTGGCGCGTGACCTCAAGCCATGTTTTATCGATCGGGGTGTCAAATTGTTCGCTCTGTTTGTTCACGTAGAACGGTATCGAGGCGCCGCATGGATCGGGCATGCGCCAGGACCCATGGCAAAGGACATTTCTGACCTTCGAGGCAGCTCGTAAGTCTTTCAGCAGATCATTGCGGTTGCTGATCGTTGCTTCGGGATGCTCACGCACTGCCTTGCCGTAAGTGTCGATGAGGTTGCCAAGTGGGTCGGATAACGACCGTTCCAGCATTACCACCCATTCTTCATAGGCGCTAGCGATCTCCGCGTCGCTATATGTCCTGGTGACTGTGAGTGCGAATATTGCCTTACACAGCACCTCCTCTAGTAAGCCGAACGTGGCTACGGTACGTCCAAGCGCCTCCCAAAAATCAGCAGGCTGTATATGAGTTGGGTAGTCAGTGGGCAGCCGAGCCTGATCAACGACGTAGCGGTCTTTTTCGGTCATCGTGAATGTGCTCAAGTAGAGGCCTGACTATTAAGCTAACCACCGGTCACGACGGGGGAGAGTCGGCAAACGGGTTGATTCACTGTCGACAAAAAAACCGGGGCGCTTCATGCTTTCGAGCCTTCTTCAGGGCAGGCCACAGCTGATGCCATTAATGCCTCAAGAGTAAATCGACGATAAAATTTTATGAAGCTCAAATAAAATGTATAGGAGATAAAGGTTAGACTGATCAGCGTAGTGCCAGCAACCATTATTCCTATATTGCTGTAAATCAAATGCCATGTTGCGACCCAAAATAATAGTACGAAGTAAAATGTCAATGTGCGCATTAAACCAAATAGAGCGACATAGTTCTGCATTTTTGGGACGTGATTTTCAGAGTTCTCCAAAGCATAGTGGTATATAAATAGAAAATAATTTGTCTCTCTTATAGGTTCCTTAGGGGGGGACTTGAGGCCGGCCGAGGTTGACAGGATGGAAGCTATCTTTTGCTTCAGAATAACTTTCATCATCGGATCAAGTTCTTTGTTTAATAAGCTTTTTATACCCAGTGCATAATTTAAAAAGAAATCAACGGCGCTTATAGGAAGAAGCAGGATTGCAATAATTGCTCTGACCGTATTCTTTTTTTTACTTTCATCTCCAGATGTAAAGTAACTATTTTGATATATTCCTAAGAGTGTTTTTGATGGAAATCCGTACATCCAATTAAGGTGCTTTTCTACTGTTATAGCGGACAAAAAATTTATGAAATGCCCGCTTATGTAAGCAAGTAAAATTAGCGGAGTGTAAAGTTCCACTCCTTTTAGGTCTGATAGATTTATGAATTTCAGCAGTGGATTATCTTTAATTACGGCGTGGGATGTTATGCTAATTAGCAAATACACAAAAAGCGATCCCGGTACAAAGTAACCAAGGAAGTCATAAAAAGAGAACGGGTTTTGTTTAATTTCCATGTTTAATCCGCGCTTACCGTTTGATAGTTCTGATATTGATAGGCCGCCACTCGAGCGTAGCACTGAATGGCCCTTGGCTTCGTAGATTCTTAACCGGTCGTTTTTGACTGGATGCGAGCTCGGGCAGAACGTCTGCTTCTGGCCGATTCTGTTGAAAAAGTCGGCTTCAGTTTCCATTGCAGAAGACTGCGCGCCCGATATTGAAATCCGTGCTTTGCGCAGAAGGTTCAGGTTTCAGATTTGACGTGGCAGCGTGCAAAAAAAGCGTATTCACCGCTCAGTGCATGGGTAGCCAGGCCGGGTCGACTGTTTTCAACAGAATCGGCCGATAGCGGTCACTCCGGCGCCATCATCACCGCGAGCGTCATCTTGATGAACTCTTCATTGTGGTCGATAGCGGCCAAGGCGCCGCGAACATTGTCGGCGACATCCGCGGCTCCCCGCTGCTCGACCCAATTCGTGAGCTCCAGGATGGCGGCTTCCAGAGCGAGCTGGTTTTCGTTGATCTTGAAGATCAGGGAAGGGAGCAGGTCAGAGTGTGGCATCGCGAATCCTCCGTGAAGGATTCAGCGTAGCAGTCGACTGATGAGAGGGTGACCTACTTCCGCCATTTCCTGCGCAGGGGGCGTCTCCCAAGACGACACACCAAGAACCGGTAGTGCCCGTGACAGGCCTGTCATACGGACTGCTTTAAAATTGCTACACGGAGAAGAAATAAAACGGGATGGGCCAAGCGGGCCGGGGCTGCGGTGGATAGCTACGTCCAATCCATCATGGGCGCGACGGAGAAACGGCGGGAGAGTGGGGCGGGTGTGGCGGTGGTTACGGACATGAGGGATCTGGAATCGGTGAGTCTGGGAGATGGGGGAGTTTATCAGGAATGGGCTGATGGAGCTTGGGCATGCCTCAGGACGATTGGGCAGGTGCTGGGTATTGCGTTGATAACATCACGAAAAGAGAGTGTGTGATTATTTGGGTTACGGGATGAGCCTGCATAAACAGCCGAAGCTGAAAGTAGCTACGATGAGCCTGAATCGCTTGCGCGATCGGCTCAGAGAACTGCTGCGCGGAGCGCGGGGCCACAAGATGGCAAGCGTCATTGAGCGGATTAACCCGGTGCTACGTGGTTGGGCGGGTTACTTCAAGCTCAGCCAGAGCAACCGCCCCCTTGAGGAGTTGGATGGCTGGATGCGCCGTAAACTTCGCTGTGTCATTTGGCGTCAATGGAAGCAGCGCCCAACGAGGGCGCGCAACCTGATACGTCTGGGTATCAGCGAAGCACGCGCCTGCAAATCAGCGTTCAGCGGGCGCGGGCCATGGTGGAACTCGGGAGCGTCATATATGAATCACGCGCTGCCGAAGAAGCTGTGGGACAGCCTGGGGCTGGTCTCAATACTGGATACGATAAAACGGCTTAACCGCATAACCTGAACCGCCGTATACGGACCCGTACGTACGGTGGTGTGAGAGGACGGCGGATGTAAATCCGCCTCTTACTCGATTTTGGTGTTTGGGCAAACTTTGGGAATATTTTGGGCAAACGACCACTGCGCTACACCTTCAGGTCGGCTTTCACCTTCATGTAAACCACTTCATCATCTCCGTGTCCCGCTTGGTAATGTTCGGTCATCTTCACGTCAGCGTGCCCCATCAGAGCCTGAATGTATTCCTGCTCGAAACCCTGTTGCTCATACAGCCAGGCACCAAGCGCGTGAATCTCGTGGAAGGTTGGGCGCTCACCGGCCGGCATTTCCTCATAAGCCTTCGAATCGTCCCGCGCCTGGGCGAAAGGCTTGGTCAGATAGTCCGCCGTCACTGCGTTCCAGTGTAGCTTGGCGTCCAGCTGGGTCCGCTTGCGCGCCTTTGGCGAGTAGTGAATCAGGTGCGGGCAGACGACCGGCGATCTCACGCACTCCAGCACCACCTCCCGCGGGGCCTGCCCCATGACAATCTCCAGGTGCACGGGTTTCCCATAGTTCTGCGTTTTCCCGGGCGACACCTTGATGGTGTTCAGCTCGAGGTCCACGGCCGATTTCGGCCACATCACGATATCCTCCCGGCGCTGAAGACTCAGCAACCCCAGTCGAATCGTGCACTTCAGCCAGACCGGCGTCTCCACGTATTCCAAAATCTTGTTCAGACCCTCGACGGTGTGCCGCTGGCGCTTCTTCTCGGCTTCCTTCTTTACCAGGGTCAGCTCTGCGCAGTTGCGATCGCACAAACCCTTGACCACGGCAAACGCGAATACCTGGACCAGCAGGCCCCGGTGCTTGGTGTAGGCGTTGTTATCGAAACCATCCAGGTACTCCGCTACTGTCAGCACATCCAGTTGGCCCATCATCAGGTGACCCACGTCCTCGCGGTACCGTGCCAGTTTGAATTTGATTTCCTTCAGGGTGCTGGCGGCGTAGGTCTTGGTGGTCAGCCATTCTGTTTCGAAGCGCTCCAGGCAGCCGGTGAACTTAGGTGCGGCATCATCGGTGATCGTGGCCAGCACCGAGCCCTTCGATTGGTCGGCCAGCGGGGCGCAGGTGGTCGCCTTGCGCAAGCAGGACGGAAAGCTCTCCGGTTCGTGGCCGGCGACCTACGTGGATGAATACCGGGTGAGCGTGAGCAGCCTGGATTTTGATCCCGATACCGCCTGGGATCCGGAGCCACCGCACCTCCTATTCGGCCCGGTTAATCGGTGGAGTTACCCCACACTGGTCACCGTCGTGAATCCATCAGGCAGCGGAAGCGTCGCGGTGGAAGGCATGCCCTACGACGCGCGGGTGTACCTCTATGACAACAGCGCCCCGGAATGAAGCATTTATCGGTCCATAGAGGCAGCAAATGATTGAGTATCCGAAGTTTCTGCCCCTGCCGCAGCGCGAAGGTTATGGCTTTCAATCCGTGAACCCGATTGCTCGCTCTGATCTGCAGAGTGGGCGAGCCAGGCAGCGGCGTCGATTCACATCAGTCCCCACCGTGGCGACAGTCACGTGGCTTCTGAATGACACAGAAGCGCAGCTGTTTGAGGGATGGTTCGAGCACATCCTGCTTTCGGGCAGTTTATGGTTTCAATGCCCACTTAAGACGCCACTAGGCTTTGATGATCACCGAGCCCGCTTCATTGATATTTACGATGGGCCGAATTTGGTCGGCGTAAGTCATTGGCGTTTTACCGCCAAAGTCGAACTGTTCAAGCGCCCCATTCTGGACGCGGGCTGGATTATCGCTGTACCCAACTACGTTGCTATGGCGGACATCTTCGACCGCGCCATAAACCACGAGTGGCCAGCAGGGTAGGTCTGCATGGTGTTTGGCTGCGTCTGCGTCAGTCTGTTGCAACGATTCGTACATTCTTCATTCGGCCTACAACGCCTGCGCCGGTACACTGCCAACCGATTCTATTTTGAGGTTGGTCGTAATGGTTAGTCGCCGGCAATTGATAAAAATCAGTGCACTCGGCACCGCTTCATTTGCGGCGCCGACGGCTTACTCTGTGAGCGAGATGACCATGAGCTACAACACCCGAAACCCGATCGGCAGCACCGATCCGCGCGATTTGTCGGACAACGCGAAATGCTTAGATAGCTTCGCGAACGGGCCCGAGCCCATATATACAGATCGGCTTGGGGCGAATCGCAAAAGCATCCCGGGGATGATTGCAGAGTTTGATACCTGCCAGTTGCAACGGGGTGAAGCGTTTCATAGTGCTCAGACCAACCGCGAATCGGCGTTCGATGCGGCGCAGCTTGCGCGTGATACTGAGTTCTCCGACGATCAGGACAATCGCGAAGCGCAATTCAATTCCTTCATAGATGCCAGTGGTTACGAGCCGTCGATTGCCTACGCATCCGGAATCCTGCTAGATCGCACCACCAAAACAGTGGCGTATCTGGGTAATGAATACCGGGCGAAAAGCTCGTTCATCCCGATGACGACTACTAGCTGGGCGACCGACGAAGCTAAGCTAAAGCTGATCGGTGACGACTCTTTGCGGCAGAATCTGGCAGGCTTGCCCGGGTCAGCTATGGTCGGTCATGCGCGCGCCCGGCTGGCCACTGCCGTCACGAACGCTGGCCAGTTACTGTCGGTGCAGGCTGTAAGTGTTTGGGAGTTCGCTCATCTAATTACTGTCAAGCCTGTTGCCCTAAACCCGGACACTTGGGACTGGTATCCCGCGGTAAAAGCTGCCCTAGAATACTCCGCAGCCTGGGGGGTCGAGGTCGACGGCTATAACCAACTCTGCTACATCGGAACCAAGATCACCATCACTACCGGCCAAGTGCGGCTTAAGAACGCCACAATTAAAGCACTGCCTAGTGTCACTGGGACTATGCTAAAGCTGAACGGCGCCACCGCAAACCCGCAGTTCAATCAGGTCGTATTCGACGGAAACTACTCCGCGTACTCTTGGGTAGAGGTGGAGAACACTCACGATGCGGCGTTTACAGGTTGTACATTCAAGACTCTCGGTAATAATCAACCTAACGTCTTCGGTCTATGGGTCAAGGGCTCGAAAAGGGTTATGGTTCTGGGCTGTCGCTTTTCTGACCTCACATCGCTAGATGTAACTCGTGCCATCTACTTCATGGGTGACTGTCGCGGGGCGATCATGTCGGCCAATACCTTTTCCAACATCACCAGCTTGGGCGATGACGCTGACGCCATCGTGTGTGAGGAATTCAGCAGCGATAACCAAGCATTCGTCGTTGATGGTAATTATTTCGAGAACGTTCAGAAACGCCTGGTCAAGGCGGGCGGTAACGGTTGGGTGATCACCAATAACCGAGCGAAGACCACGCTAAGCGGTGGATTGTATTCGATCTTCTCACTCTACGGTTCCGATATCGTACTGACAGGGAACAACATTGAAGTAACAAGCGCTAACGTCGATTACCCAATTGACCTTGGCGGCATCCCTGGCAGCATGGCGTCAGCCAGAAACATTACTATCGCGCACAACATCTTCCGCCTTAAGCCGGTAGTAAGTCCAGGCGTGCAGGATCTTATCCGCCAGTCAAACGTAATCGAGAACCTTCGTGTACATGACAACTACGTGGACCATTGTCGCGCTTTTTATAACAACCCCCTCAGCTTCACGTTGAATAACGCGCATTTTTTTAACAATACGTCTGAGTTCTGCTACGGGAACGACTTCAACCTGGGGGTGGATGCCACCGGCAGTGACGTTCTTATCTTCGGCCACACGAGCCTTAAATCCGTTACGGGTTTTGGTCTGATTTATGGTGGAGGGCTTCTAACTGGGGTTTCAGCCAGCAGCAACAGCTACAAGAAGTCTTCCGGCCTGTCGTCGAGCGACATCCGCTTCATTGAGGCGAACGGCAACATCAACAATGGCGTAGTGGACGCGAACGGGGAATATCGAAATGGTGCCCGCTGGTACCACCGCGCATCAGCTCCGGGCAGCGGTCAGCATCGCGTAGGTGACATTACTTGGCGCACGCCAGTTGTTGCGGGCCAAAATGGTGGGTGGCTATGCGTAGCAGATGGTGCTCCGGGCACCTGGGTTCCATTCGCCCCGACCCAGACTACAAATGCCTATTCTGTTACCGGGGGTACCGATAATAGGGCACTAGCTATCTCGGGGGCCACGGTGGATTCAGTGGCGAGCGTGTTGGGAACGCTGATTCGGGATCTGCGCACCTCCGGTCTCCTTAAGTAAAAGCGATTCGTCTATCCGGCCCGTCTCACGGTAGGTTTTTTCGCTTTGAGAAAAGCAATAGAGCGACCGCCTAGCTTGGCCAGAAGGCATCAGCAGATACTGATGGAATGGACACACTATCGGGGAAGGCTCGATCAGCCGGACTTCAGCCCGAACCGCTCAGGAATGTCGCGCCATGCCGTCCCGGAGCACAGATCCATAAGATGCCGTTAAGCATAGGTCGATCGTCGCTGCGGGGGGCATTAGATTTCTTTTCGTAAGAAACCGCATCAGCGATTAATTCCCAAGCGGAATCCGTCAGTTTATAACAAAGATGCAAAAGCATGATTGCTTTGTGAGCGATCATAGAATAATAATGCGCGGCAACATAAGAAGGCATATTTTGTACATTAAGTCACGCAAGCAAATAGTGAAATACAGGGAGCGTAAATGATTAGTTCGCACGATGAATATATTGAATATCTAGAGGCAGATAGGATCTCCTTAAATAGAAAGAAAAGTCTAAAGATGTATTTTTTTGATGATATTTGGCGTTTTCAGCGACTAATGAGAAAGCTAGAATACCTAACAAACTGCAAGAAAAACAGGATTCTCAAAAATATTGTAAAATATCAATATCTAAAACAGAGCTTGAAGTTGGGGTTCGAAATACCAATAAATGTCTTTGGGCCTGGATTATCAATTGCACACGCAGGAACTATCGTTGTAAACAGTGGCGCAAAAATCGGCGCAAATTGCCGCTTACATGTATGCGTGAACATAGGGACCGAGGCTGGAAAAGATCATGCTGCTCCGTCAATAAGTGAAAACTGCTATATAGGTCCTGGAGCGAAGCTATTTGGAAGAATAGATATTGGGCCAAACATGGCAATCGGAGCCAACGCAGTGGTAGCGAAGAGCTTCCCCGCTGGAAACGCAACAATTGGCGGAGTGCCAGCAAAAATAATATCTGAGAAAACATCAGATGGGCTTCTGATCAAGGGATACACAAAACTGACAATAGAGAAAATCAAAATTCATTAAAAGCCTCTAATGCAGTTAGCCGAGGTTTCAGCGAGTGCGCCCCGGCAAAATCGGGTTGACTGAATTTTTATCTGCAGGGAGTTCTCATTTTAGGTAAATCGAGCCACTCGACACCCTTGAGCCATTTGTTGTGTGCCGGGCGCTCAGGGCGGAAGGCGTAGCGCCCTTGCGCGCTGGGATCTTCTGGGCTCGCGTGCGAATAGCTGGAGCGTCCAAATACACCAAGACCTCGACTAGTTCGGGGTTTTTTACGACCGGAGAAAAGTATGCCGATCACCACGCAGCAACTGCTGCAGATCCTCCCGAACGCCGGCCCAGTTGCCGGCGTTTTTATGCCCGGAGAAAATAAATGGCTGCAACAGAAAAAGATCGCGACATCCTAGCCCGCACTCTGTGGGGAGAGGCTCGAGGCGAAAGCTTGGCCGGCCAGATCGCCGTGGCTTGGACAATCCGCAACCGCGTGAACGATGGCAAGGCTAAGTCGTGGTGGGGCGAGGGCTACACCGGCGTCTGCCAGAAGCCGTACCAGTTCAGCTGTTGGAACAAGAACGATCCGAACTTCGCCTACATGAGTGGCGCGAAACAGATTCCTTTCCGCGAGTTTGCGCAAGCGCAGATCGCCGCTGACCAGGTGATGGCCGGCAAAGTACCGGACCCCACCGGCGGTGCAACCCACTATTACGCGACCACCATGCCAAAACCACCTACGTGGATTAAGGACGCCAAGCAGGCGATGAAGCTCGGGCGGCACATTTTCTTTAAGGATGTGCCGTGAGCCCCGCGGCACTGAAGTTTGCATTTTACCAGGTCGCGCTGAAGGCGCTGGTCCGAACCTTTCCCAACACATGAGGCAACAAAATATGCAACTGATTAGTAATTGGAAAGATGCTTTGAAGATGTCCAGTGTTCAGGCTGGCGGTGCGATTGCGGCGCTGGGTATTGCTGAGCAGATGTTGCCTCAGTTGCAGGCGGTTCTGCCGCCTGCAGCCTACGGTGTTCTGGGCATTCTGGTGATACTGGCACGGGTGATCCTGCAGCCCAAGCTGAGTAACTAGCGAGGGACTGGCGCGAGCTCAAAGAATTGGCGCTATCACCGGCGACGGCGATCAAGGACTGATCACCTTGATCGCGTGCCATTGTTTCGTGAAAGAGGTCTCAGCCATGAACCAGAGATTTTATTGTTTGGGTAAGGCAGTAACCACGACTTCTTACTGAACGGAGGAGGCATTCTCCTTTAGTGACCTTATTGAATTTCGCTTGCAGTCTACTGAGGCACATGGGCAATCCTTTGTAATTATAAGGGTCCTTATTTAACTTCATAAGGATCTCCTCGTTGCTAACAACACGCTCCTCGCTGTTTGTTAATAAGTCAAGTACTACGCATTCCATGCGTGTTAAATTGATAATCGTTAGGTTGTTAGAAAGCAGGCGTTGGGGTTTGTTGAATACCCAAGTTTGTAACTTTGGCATGTTGATGCGATCAGATACACACGTAGGACCGCGATGGTCGATCCAGGCAACAACCTCATCGATAGTATGTCCGAGGGCAATTAAGTCTTCATCGGAAGGATTGAGATGGGCGGGGGGTAGATCTTCTGGCAT